ATAATTGCCCAAACCCTCCTGACCCGTGCTATGATTACGGAGTAATCAAAAGAAAACCAATGTCCGTTCCTTTCACTATGAATTACAAAGAAGTTTACGAACAGGAAACTGTAAGCAAAATTGAAGAACTTCTAGAAGATTCTTATGCTCTAGAAGATATTGTAGAGTTCATTGATGCGAACTCTGAAGCAGACTTCCGCACATATTATGAGGATTATGTTGTTGCTGGTGAAGAGTATTCTTACGGTGCAGTAGATGCTTTTATTGAAGAGTTTGGTCTTCAATCTTTCACACAATCCAACTTTGAAGATGCTTATCGGGGTCAATATGATTCCAAAGCAGATTATGCTGAACAATACACTTCTGATGTGTATAGTGTAGAAGTTCCAAGTTTTATGGAAGTTGATTGGGAAGCATCATTTGAAAATCTGGATGTTGTTTTCAACGGCAATGGTTATGTGTTTGACACTCAATTCTGAATTATGAAACTTCAATCTAAAACTGGTTCAATGGTGGTTGATTTTTATCCAATCAAAACACCAATGGGTAATGTATCCAAAGAGTGGTTTCTAAAAACTCTCACGTTTCAAGGTGAAACACAATCCAAGAAGTTTGTGAATCGTATTGAGATGAGTCTTGAAGTTGAGAACTATCTCAATCATTCAATTCCTTATGAGGTTGTAGAGTTCAATACGATTCCACAACTTGCGAATCCTTTTGCTGAAGTGTAACCCATCTCACACGAGACTCATTATGCGATGTGCCACTTCTTCTAGTGGCACACTAAACGGGCACAGACCTGAAAGTGTGGTATTCTTAAGGAGTGGGAGGAGCAAGTCCCACGCAAGTCTCAATCTTCATTCTTTTAACATGGACCGTTCACAAGTCATCTCCAAGATTCAGTCTATCCTGAAACTTCAGGAAGGAACTTCTTTTGATGGTGAAGCAGATGCTGCTGCAAAGATGATTGATAAACTTTGCAAACAGTATGGTGTCACGATTACTGAAGCAACTGAAACTCAAGTATTTGATGAGTCGTTTGCTACTTTCAAACGTGCGAACTATGCACTTACGACTCTTTTGAATGCGATTGCAACATTTTATGATGCAAAAGCATATATGAAGAATGGTGATGTGAAATCTCTACAGATTATCGGTAGTGATGCACAACAGATTCAAGTAAAACTGTATTTTGATTACTTGAATCAAGTAATGGAGAAAGAAGCAGAACTTGCACATCAAGCAGAGAAGATTCTATCTAATCTGACTGGTAAGAGTGTTTCTCGTAGTTTCAAACTTAACTTCCGTAAGGCATTTGCTGATAAAGTAGCAATTCGGTTGTTTGAAATGAAGAAAGAAGAGAACCGAGTTCACGATGATGCAAAAGCAGTGAGTGATAAACTCTCTACGATGCGATTTGGTCGTGCCCGTAAAATGAATGGTGGAAGTGGAGAAGGTGCTGCTATTGGGTCAAATGTTGGTGCTGGTGTTTCTTTGAATCGTCAAGCAACAGGTTCTACTCAACGTGCTCTGTGTGGTGTATAGGTTATCCTGTCCCACACGAGACTCATGATACGATGTGCCAGTAATCCTTCTGGCACACTAAATGAGCAGAGACCCGTTTCCCGTGCTATGATTACGGAGTAATCAATCAAAAACAGATGAAGTTCACCAAAGCACAATCTGTTATCATTGAAGAGATTGGAAACACCAACTCTGTGAATAACTACGCACAACGGATGCGAGCAATTCAACCTATGTTGGATGCAAAAGTTATTTCACGCACAGTGATTTATGATAATGGTTATCCAGTTGATTATCATTGGGAATTGGTTTAATCTTTACACACAACACAAAGGAACTTCAAATGCTTGATGCCTACACCGATTATCCTATTGGAAAACTTGGTGATACTGAATTTGAGAAAGCACCAGTTCGCAAATGCACTATTCTCACTTGGGACAGAAACAAGTATTGTGATGTTCTTGTGTATTTTGTAGATGGTGATGGTGATTTGAGAGGACACATCACTAACTTCAAGCAGTGGTATTTGTATAAGAACGAAGCACGACTTGATGATGGGGTTCAATTTACTGATGATGAACTGATGACTCTACCCTGGAAATACTAAAAACTCTTCACACGGTAAGCATACCCATCAGGGATGCTGATAGGTAGAAGAACCGTAGACCCCTTGACAAAACCCCTGATTCATGCTATGATAAGGGGACCGAAACAAACAAACACAGAAGGAATGACAACCTCACAAAAACTTGAAAAAGCATTTCTCACCAAATGTTTTGCTCTTATCAACGAGGTTCAAGGTAAAACAAAATTGCCTTCACAATTCAATCAAAAGAACAAGTCAGTCTTCAAAAAACAAATCAAATCACAAAAACAAGACAAATCTGCACTTGCAAATGTTTAATTCAATGACTGACGAACAACTCAACGATCAATTAGATATTACATTTGATCACATTGAACAAAGGTTTCACAAACTCATCAACAAGAAAGGTAAGAAACATAGACAGAATGCCCGAGCAATCTTTTATGAATGGGGAGAAATCTTTACGCATGAAGATCATGAAGGACCAGTAGAAATCTTGTGGGTGCCTGACTTTCATCAATTCATCAATCAAAACAAATGACTGATATTACTCCCATTCTTAATTTGTTTCAACAACTGCCTGATGGATGGTGGAAAGTTATTCTTTTGACTGCTTTTTTTATTGGTTTCGGTGCTTTAATTACTTTGAAAACCAAAGGTGATTCAACTAATACTGACTATTTTATCTGGTGGGATAAATGAATGACTATCACACAACCGATTCTATACCCATCAGGAATGCTAATCACTATAACAACCGTTACCCCCTTGACAACCACAGCAAAACGTGCTATGATAAGGGGACAGTCAAACAAAGGAAAATGAAAGTTGAATCTGGTTTTCAAGAACATTTTCATCATATCATCTATAATGATTTTTGGTATAGTTTGAGTGAAGGATCTGTTTCTAATAAAAATGACCTTCACCTTAAAAATGATGAAGATGCTGAAAAAGTTATGAACGCAATTCAAGTTCTCAAACAATATCAAAAAGTATGCGAAAAGGAAGCAGAAATGTTTGATGATGCTGACTGAATATTAAATCATTTCATCTCAATAAACATTCATTCAAACAACAAACTAATGACTATCCGTTTCACCTACGACATTAGCACTCAACAAAAAGTTTATGCCGTATGTAATCACAATGGTGAATGTAAGTTTATTACTACATCCATCACTGATGCTATTAAACTCTGCCAACAAAACTAAAATGCGTATTCTTCCTATTACTGAAACTAGACCATTTTTTGTTGAACAATCAAAGTCTGGTAGATGGAATGTATGGGTATTTCAAAGAGAAATGAAACAAGGGTACAAGTATTCTGTTCAACAATCATTGAAACATCCTGATGATGCTTACTCTTGGGGACTGCGTTATATTAACACTGTATCAAAGTCTTACTAATTAACACTTACTGAAACTAACATGCTTATCCTACACAAAGAAGATCACGGTGCTGTTTATACACTAGGTGAAGAGAATGAACTATTCCATGCTCCTATCTACACTGATAACACAATTAACTTGAATGAGTTTATACCAGTAGATATGGATAGTTGTGATGATGAATACGAAGTTCTAGATATTCAAAATGAACTGATTGCTGCTTCATCTAATGTGCGATATTGAGTCTATCTCTCTACTCTCTCACACACTATTCCTCATGCTCATAAGCATAGATTATCAATTAGAACACAATTACGTTACATTTCATAATTAAAATAAATGTATTAAAAAACATAGTTACGTGTTTTGTGTTGATAGTATGATAGTGTTATATTGTGATAGTTATTGTGTGTTTATGCTTCATTAAATGCCTCTGGGTCTTGTTGTCTAAGCGAGCATTATACCATAAGGTCAAAAAAATGTCAAGTGCCTCACAGACCCTTATAGGACTGGCACAGGGCATCTTGACAAAAACTGAGAGTTATTATAAGACTTTCGTGCCTGTGGAAAAATAGTTTTCCACAAGAGGCAACAGTTTTCTATAGGGCAAGTCGTTAGTTTTCCACAGGCAAAGTTTTCCACAGGTTTATAAGTAGTCGTAGTGTTTGTAAGGGTTTATAAGATTTGCCCTGTGGAAAACTATTCAAAACCTGTGGAAAACCTGTGGAAAACTATTCGTTATACTCCACAGGGTTCGTTATACACTGGGGAAAACCTGTGGAAAACTATTCGTCATAAGACTTCGTTATACATAACAGTTCGTCATAAGACTTCGTTATACACAGCACTGTGCTATGACAGTTCGTTATACACACACTATAAGCATATGCTCGTCAATACTCATAGTATATGATTATCTTATACTATAAGCATATATTCGTCTTATAGCACAACAATATAACAGTTCTGTGATTTATGCCCACCCCCCATTTATTTGACATAAGAATCAAACAGTGCTATACTATTCGTTGTACACAGTTCTGTGTACTAACTTGTAGTCTCCCTATCTTACACTTTACAAGCACTTCGTCATTTATACCCACCCCCCATTATTATGAGTTAAGAATCACACAGTGTTGTATGATTCGTTATACATCTCCCCCTCGTTTATGCCCACCCCCCATTATTATGAGTTAAGAATCAAACAGTACTGATTGTAAACTATTATAATAGTTCGTTTATTATAATCAAACAGCACTGTTTGACAGTTATATTTTGTGTTGTTGTATTCTTATATCTAACCGTTGCCCCGTATATAAAAACGCAACACTACCCTAACCTACAACGGACCGAAATCGACCTTGAAATTGTCTTTCATATAAAAAATTTTACTCCAAATATTTTTTTGTATAAAGATTTAAAAGGATATATAATAAAAAATGCCCTGAGAGAACAATGAGATTAGATTTTGATGATTATGAGAGAGATTTATTGATTGATACAATTCAGCATCGGTTAGATACTGATAAGATTTTAGTTATCAATGATAGTTTGAGAGAGGAGATTGAAGATTTGCTTCGAAAGGTGGAGGAGGATGAATACGTATAATATTTCAGTCAATGGGAATGAGATATTAAGTCAAGTACCGCAGAGTGATTTACAGAATAATCTGAAAACTATCAGAGGACTTGTATGGACATCTGGGGGTAATGATGGGGATATTCAGGTAGAACTAAATAAGGATGAAACCATTTGCAATGAATGATTTGCTGTGGTAAAATAATGTAGTATCGAAAAAATTATTTTTTATGGCTAAAGGATTTACAGTAAAAGCAAAATCTCCAACAGGACCTGTAGAAGGAGAGTTTAACTTAGAAGCAGCAAAGGAGATGATTCGAGGGAAGTCAATTGTATTTTGTCTTCCAGGAAGAGGAGTATCTTACATTTATTTGAAGAACTTCGTACAACTTTGTTTTGATTTGGTACAAAGTGGTGCGAGTATTCAGATTAGTCAAGATTATTCGAGTATGGTAAACTTTGCACGATGCAAATGTCTTGGAGCAAATGTACTCAGAGGACCCAAGCAGATTCCTTGGGATGGCAAGTTACAGTATGATTATCAACTCTGGATTGATAGTGATATTGTATTTGATACTGAGAAGTTCTATCGTCTTGTTGCAATGGATAAGGATATTGCTGCTGGATGGTATTGCACTGAGGATGGTCACACCACATCTGTTGCACATTGGTTAGAGGAAGATGATTTCCGTAAGTCTGGTGGTGTAATGAATCATGAGACTTTGGACTCTATTAGTAAGCGTCGTAAACCTTTTACGGTAGATTATACAGGATTTGGTTGGGTATTGATTAAGAAGGGAGTATTTGAGAATCTTGAGTATCCATGGTTTGCACCGAAGATGCAAGTCTTTGAATCTGGAGAGGTTCAAGATATGTGTGGAGAGGATGTAAGTTTCTGTTTGGATGCAAAAGAGCAAGGATATGAGATTTGGTGTGATCCTTTGATTCGTGTTGGACACGAGAAGACAAGGATTATCTGATAAGTGTTTGGAAGGTCTTTCTTGACCTTCTTTAATACGTTATGATATAATGCTCCTATGAGGTTTTGATAAGTCTTGTAGGAGCATTTTTAATGGCCTGAGAGATCTTATAAAAACCCCTTATAAAAACCGTTAGATGGAGAATTAAAAAAATGGCACAAAAGAGTCGGAAGGATATGCAGATTGCGAGTGTTCCAAAAAATACTCGTCAAGGTGAGGGAAGAAACACTAAATATAGTGCTACGAGTCGTAATTCAGCACGTAAGAAATATAGAGGGCAAGGACGGTAAATGAAAAAAATTCTCTTTATATCTGAGGATAAAGAAAAATCTTTAATTCAGGAAATGTCCTATAAGATTAAAATGGCAAATTTAGATATTCATCCATCTAATACTTGTTTTCTGATGGTGTCTCCCGACTATTCTGCAATTGCAACACAACATCTCTCTCATTCATTATCAATGGATGGGGAGATTTTTCATATTGAGGCAGTCAATGTGCCATTTCCAGACGAAGATGTAAGCATTTATAAAGATGAATTTACTCAAAACTTTATGAAATGGCAAACAAAATGGGATAATTTTGTTTTAATTGAAGCAGGAGTTATTCGTGGGAGTAATTATTCTTGGATTATGCAGATAATGAATACAAATGCTCATACAATAGCATTATGCGAGAACGTTCATAGTGCTTTTAAGAGTGATTTTGTTAGTTTATACTATGATGATACTCAAGAAGACCTTCATTTTTGGTGGGAGCAACCAAATAACCATTGGAAATCTTAAATAAATAAAATTTCGTGGAAATATAAGAATTGAAACAGTTTTCGATGGGCAATCACCTTCTTTTGGAGGTTTATAACGTAGAACACAACCTTCTAAACGATGGTATTGCCCTTCAGGGAGTCATGGAACGTGGCATTCAACGTGCTGGAATGACAATTTTAAATATTTTTCAGCACTGTTTTCATCCTCAAGGTCTTACAATTGTGATTGCACTCTCAGAAAGTCATGTTTCTTGTCATACTTGGCCTGAGGAAGGTTGTATTGCAATAGATGTTTATACTTGTGGTGAAGGAAATCCAAAATTAGTAGCATTAGAACTGTTAAAGTATTTTAATTCAGAGAATTACAAACTTCGTCAGTTAGATCGTTAAATAGTTTAAGGAGATAGAAACCTCCTTAAAAGTTCTGTTTTTAAATATAAAAACAGAGGATCCAAAATGGCATTTTATCAAATTGATCAAGATAAGAATTATATGAGAGAGATGTGGGGAACATCAAAACTCATTACAGATACTGATAAAGAAAAACCAAAAAGAGTTATTCAGGAGATTATGCACGATTTTGCACCAAAGCACGATCTAAAGAAACAAACTGAATTGCACGAAAGAATTAGAAATGATGAAGATTATGATGATTGGGACTATGGAACTGAACCAACATACGGAAAAATAATCTAAAAAGTATTATAGATATATTAATCATGCTCATTGTTTAAATGCTTAGTATTTCTAGAAGTTTTAAGGACATTAGTTTGTCTTTTTCTAGACATCCAGTGACGAATGATGTTCTTGTATTAAAAAATGAGGATGCGATTAAAAAATCTGTTATTAACTTAGTTAGAACTCGTATTGGTGAGAGGTTCTTCAATAATTTATTGGGAACCTCTGTTGATAATTCTTTATTTGAACTTAATGGACCAGAAGTTTCAACAATACTTGATGAAGAAATTAAAACAGTATTAAGTAACTTTGAACCAAGAATTGTGGTGAGAGATGTGATTGTTGAATCGATTGAAGATTCGAATGAGTTAAATATAAAAATTTCTTATGATATTGTTGGACTTCCAGTTCCTATTCAAAATATAGAGTTTCTTTTACAACCAACTAGAATATAATGTCCTTCAATAATTTCACAAATCTAGATTTTAATGATTTACGTACTCAGATAAAGGACTATCTGAGGACAAATAGTAATTTCACAGATTTTGATTTTGAAGGATCTAATTTTTCAAGTTTAATTGATGTATTAGCATACAACTCTTATATTACTGCCTTCAATACAAACATGGCAGTAAATGAATCCTTTATTGATAGTGCAACTCTTCGAGAAAATGTAGTCTCCCTTGCACGTAATATTGGATATGTTCCCAGATCTAAAAGAGCATCAAGGGCAAAGGTTAGTTTTACGGTCAATACAGCAGGTTTAAATTCAAAAACAGTTACCTTAAAGGCAGGAATCGTTGCTTTGGGTGCTGTTGAAAATGGCAACTATATCTTTTCTATCCCAGAAGATATTACAGTAGTTGTTGATAATAATAAATTTGCAAGTTTTACTGGAATTGATATTTACGAAGGTTCATATTTAACAAAGTTATATACTGTAGATAAATCACAATTAAATCAAAGATTTACAATTCCAAATACTGGTGTAGATTCTTCTACAATTCGTGTAAAAGTCACTGGTGTTATTACAGAAAAATACCAATCATATAAAAATATTTTTCAAGTAAATAAAAATTCAAGACTTTTCCTAACACAAGAAATAGATGATGAGAAATATGAGATTTTATTTGGTGATGATATTATAGGAAAAAGACCAATCAGTGGAAGTACTATTTTTATTAGTTATATTATTACAAATGGAAAAGAAGCAAATAACGCAGCAAACTTTACTTTTTCTGGAGTTTTAACTGATAATAATAGTAACACACTTACAAACAATATTTCTTTATTAACTACCACTCAACCATCCGAAAATGGTGATGATATTGAATCAATTGATTCTATCAAGTATCTTGGACCTAGAGTGTATGCTTCACAATACCGTGCAGTAACCGCAAATGATTATAAAGGATTAATACCATACATTTTTCCAAATGTGGATACTGTAACGGCATACGGTGGGGATGAGTTGGATCCACCAGAGTATGGTAAAGTTTATATTTCAATCAAACCAAGAAATGGCAAATATCTTTCACAAATTACAAAAGATAGTATTAAAAAAGATTTAAAACAATATTCAATTGCTGGAATTAAACCAGAGATTATTGATTTAAAATATATGTATATTGAAATGGATACAGCAGTTTATTATGATAAAAGTACTACAATAGATCCAGACAATTTAAATCTAAGAGTTGTAAAAAATTTAGAATCATATAGCAAATCAACCGAGTTGAATAGTTTTGGTGGTAGATTTAAATACAGTAAAGTTTCTTCTTTGATTGATAATACAAGTACATCTATTACTTCCAACATTACCAAAATTAAGATTAGAAGAGATTTGCAACCAGAATATAATAAATTAGCAACATATGAAATATGTTTTGGAAATGAATTTCATATTAAAAAATTAAATTCTGATGGTAGAGGATATAATATCAAATCAACTGGATTTACAGTAAAAGATACTAGTGGAACTTTGTATATGAGTGATGTTCCAAAAACTGATGAAACTGGAATTATATTTTTCTTCAAATTGGTTGATGGTTCTCCTGTGATTGTAAATAATAATGCTGGAACTGTAGATTATATGAGAGGTGAGATTAAACTAACTACAATAATATTTACATCATCTACAAGCACTGCTGGGATTGAAATAGAAGCAACACCAGAATCAAATGATGTCCTTGCATTAAAAGATATATACTTGGAACTAGATACTACCAATCTTAAGGTAAGTGTGTTGGAGGATGTAATTACATCTGGTGAAAATACTTCAGCAACACAATATGCGGTCACATCAAGTTACGTAAACGGAAATTATACAAGATAAGATGTCGGAAATCAAAAGAGTAAAAATTCAATCTATTGTTGAATCACAAATTCCAGAGTTTTTGAATGATGATTCACCACTTTTTAAAGAATTTTTAGAACAGTATTATATTTCTCAGGAACATCAAACTGGTGTTGTGGATTTGGCAGTGAATCTACAACAATATAAGAGTATTGATAATTTTAATAATGAAACATTTTACAGCAAAGTTGGAGTTTGTACAATTTCTTCTGATATTACATCCTTTGATGATATCATTCCTGTCAATCATACAAATGGATTTCCACAAAAATATGGTTTATTAAAAATTGATAATGAAATTATTACATATACTGGTATTACTACAAATAGTTTTACTGGATGTATTCGTGGATTTAGTGGAATGGACCAAAATCAAAATAATGAATCTTTTGTATTTTCATCCACCGATTCATCATCTCATAGTGTTGCAGGATCAGTAACAAATTTAAATTTATTATTTTTTGACCAAATATTTAAAAAGTTTAAAACTCAATTTTTACCTGGATTTGAGGATAGGCAATTTGTAAAAGGATTAAATTTAAAAAACATTTTATCCAGAGCAAAAGATTTTTACACCACAAAAGGAACTGATACATCGTATAAAATTCTATTCAGCATTCTTTTCGGTAAAGATATTCAAGTCATTAAACCACAAGATTATCTTTTGAGGCCATCAGATAATAATTATTTGGTGACTAAAAATATTTTAGTTGAACAGATAGTTAGAGATAAAACATATAAAGTTAGTGATTACGATTTAAGAAAACAATTAAAAGGAAAAACTATATTTGAAATTTTAAAAAATGGCAAAACTGCTAGTGCATCAATCTATAATGTAGAATATAGGCCAGTAGATGATTTATTTTTAACAAATACTGTTGGCATCTACACTGGTCAATCTGAATATATTGGTAAAAATTTGTATGAAATTTCTTTAGATTCCACTTCTTTTATATTTAATTTTGAATCCACCAAAAAAACAAATATTTCAGAATCTGTTACTAGTGGTTCTACTTCCATTATAGTAGATTCCACAGTTGGATTTAAAAAAAGTGGTTCTTTGCTTGCAAATACATCAAATTTAGCAAATCCAATAATTTTAACTTATACGGATAAAACTTTAACTGAATTTCTTGGAGTTTCTGGTATTATCGCGGATTTAAATTTTCGCGAAGAACTAGTAGAGGAAAACTTTTTATACTCATATCTAGATGATGGAACTAAAGTTGAATTTAGATTAATTAACATTATTGATACTATTGATTATTCGCAAACATCTAGTTTAAGAGTTGGAGATAAAATACAACTTTCTGAATTTGGAACTGATTTAAATGATAGAAAGGAATTTAATTTTTGGAATTACAATATACCAACAACTCATAAAATAAAACCCATTACACCAGAAGATGATGGATATGTTCCTAATAGGATATATTTTTACGATACATTGACTTTTATTATCGGAGATAAATTTAACTTATTAAATCCAGATGATAAAAATGATAAAGTTTTAACTGCAACAGTAAACAATTATGGTTCTAATGGCAGTGGTTATTTTGTTGATATTAATGAAAAATTAAATATAATATCAAAAACTGAAATTAAAAAAATAATCAGAAAAGCAAATAGCAATAATAACTATTTTTCATCAATTTCCATTTTACCAACAGGAGTACAAAATACTTATGTTGATTATAATTTTGATAATTTTTATGTTACTTCTTCTGGATTACCAAATGATAGGATTGATGCAACAAACAGAAAAACAAACGTTACTAAAACCGCAAATCCAGATTTGATTTATGTTGTAGGGAATACTGTAGGTGTTACTAGTGTATTATATTGCCCCAAGCATAATTTCTATACTGGAGAAAAAATTTATTATTCTTCTTCTCCCAATTCTGGAATTGAAAGTTCTACTTACTTTTTGACAAAATATGATGATGATAATATTAAACTTTCTTATAGTAATACTGATCTATATACCAAAAATTATATTAAGTTTTCAAATGTAGGAAATGCAGATTCTTTTGTAAAATCAAATTACCAAGATAAAACATTAGAACACCAAAAAATATTTAAAAAGTTCAATTTAACTAAAAAAGAACAATTTTTTGATGATCCAGAAAAAAGAAAAACAATCAATAAAAAAATAGGTATTTTGGCGGATGGTGTTGAATTATTTTCAACTACTACTTTTCAGGATAATATTTACTACGGAAAAGTAGACTCTGCAAATGTTAATGCGTCAGGACAAGGATATGATGTAATTAATTTTTCAGGACTAACTGTTGAGGATAATTCTGGATCTGGTGCTACAGTAAATGGTTGTATAACAGGAAGTTTAAATGAAGTTAAAATAATATCTCCTGGTATTGGTTATCAATCAAAACCAAAAATCACTTTAACTGGTGGTAATGGTTCTGGTGCTGTATTAGAATCAAATTTAGTAAAAACAAGAATTACTTCAAATTTTAAAGCAACTAGTATATACAGTAATAGTATTATTTTTTTACAAGATCATAATTTTGATAATTCGGAAGAAGTTTTTTATAATAAGAACTCAAATACTTCAATATCTCCTCTTATTGATGGTTCTTTGTATTTTGTTGGAGTAACCAGCACAACACAAATAAAATTATATAATACAAAAAATGATTCTATATCTGGAATTAATACTATTTCAATTAGTGGAATTGGATATTCTGGAGTTCATAGTTTTAAAACAGTAAATTCAAAAAACACAATAACAAAAATATATGTAAAAAATGGTGGTTCTGGTTATTCAAATAGGTTTGTAGCAGTTCCATCACTACTATCAGCAGATAATCAGTCGAATGGCATTAATACATTTGATGATTATATTTTTGCAAAAAAACATAATTTTAAAAATGAGGACTTAGTATTATATACAACATCAGGTACTGTAATTTCTGGGTTGTCAACTCAAACCAGTTATCACGTAACAGTAGTTGATGAAAATAAATTTAAACTATCAATTGCTGGACTTTCTACAAATATTTCTAGAGAAAACTATATTAATAAAAAATATATAAGTTTTGATTCTTTTGGTGTGGGAACTCACAAATTTTCATATCCACCAATTGAAATTAGTGTTGAGGCAATTAGTGGAATTACTACAACAATCGTAGAACCATCTTTGGATCCGATTGTTCTTGGTTCTTTTGATAATATTTTTATAGAAAATAGTGGAAGTAACTATGGAACACCAGATATTATTAACTTTCATAGAAAACCACTCGTTTCTGTAAGAAAACAAACATCAGAAGCAATATTAAAACCAGTTATTTCTGATGGTTTAATTGTTGACGTTCAAATATTAAACGCAGGGAAAGGATATACAAATGATATAGACATCGTTGTTAGAAGTGAAAGTGGCAAATATGCTGAGTTATACCCAACTATAGTAAATGGAAAAATAACTCAAGTTTTAGTTATTAATTCTGGAATAAACTATGATAAAACAAATACAAAATTAGACATAGAGAAAAGGGGTTCTGGTGCTAGATTTGAAGGTAATGTATTTGAATGGCAAATAAATCAAATTGAAAAAAATAAGTCATTTATCAATAAACCAATTATTAATTCTGAAGATGAAGGTATTATTATACCAAGTGATAATGATGATTTTGGATTACAATTTATAAATTATTATCCTTCTAAAAAATTAAGAAAAAATTTAAAGAATTCTATTGACGAAAAAGGAAAAGAAGAACCACCAACCACAACAAAAAATCCATATCAAATTTTAGGATGGGCTTACGATGGGAATCCAATTTTTGGTCCTTATGGAAAAGACACAAAAGGTGAAATTATAAGATTAAAATCAAGTTATATTAAAAATGGTGATTTAGAAAAAGATTTGAAGGAGTTAAAGTTGAGACCTGGTGGTTCTGATTTTGTTTCTGGATTTTTTATTCAAGATTTTTATTATAATAAAGCAAAATCTGGTGGTGATTTGGATGAATATAATGGAATGTTTATAGACAATAGTGATTTTCCAAATATTAATTACGGATATTTTCTCAGTCTTGATGAAAAGGGGGGAAAACCAGAATATCCATATGTAATTGGTTCTAAGTTTAAAGATTTGCCAATAACAGAAAATTTTGAACCATCATTCAATCAAGAATTGAATTTTAATGATTTAGATATAGTAAGAAATACTGGTCCATATTATTTAAATTCTTCATATGCATCTTATGATTTAATTAATAAAGTAGAATCAAAATACAAACAAGAATTTATAGTAAAACAAATACAGTCCTCTGGTATAAATTCCGTATCAATTTACGATCCAGGCCAAGATTATAAAACAGGTGATAATATTATTTTTGATGATTCTACTTCTGGTGGAACTGGGATATCTGCTGCAATTTCAAGAGTTAAAGGAAAACAAGTTTCGAATATTCAAATTGGTGTATCTACTTTTTCTGGTGTTACTTTTATCACAAAAGGAACAAGAGTAAAGGGAATTACAGGAATACCTCACAATTTGATTACAAGTGATGAAATTTTAGTTACTTCTATTTCTTCTAGTCCTTATAATTATATTCAAGGATTTAAAAAGATATTAGTAAATCAAAAAAGTGTTGGTTTAATAAATGATATTCCAAACCAATCAACTACTGGTGTAACAACTTATATTTCTGTAAATGATGTTTCTGGATTTGAAGTTGATAACTTAATTGGAATTAATACAGAAACTTTAAGAGTTATTGATATTTCATCTTCAGAATCAAAATTATTTGTAAATCGATATCAGAATTATGTTGGAATTCATACTGCAGGTATTGTTTCTGTTATATTACTTCCAAATACATTTACATTTAATGCTTCACAATATGATGATGCTATCATAGAGAATAAAACCATTTATTTCAATCCCAGCAATACAATAGGAATAGGAACAAGTGGAACAAATTACTATAAATTGGTTGGTATTAAAACTGATTTTGGAACATTTAGTGTTGGAATAGTGAATTATATTGGAATCAATACCACTGCATTGCAACTTGGTGATTATGTTTCTGGGACTAATGTTTCTGTTGGAACAACTGTTGTAAGTGTTGGAATCGGAAGTATCCAAATTTCACCGAATCATACTCTTGGTGGTGGAATCTCCACTACCGTAATTTCTATTCAAAGATCAATATATGATAAATTTGTTCCATCTCGTTCAATTTATATACCAAATCACAAATACTATACAGGACAATCATTAACATATAATGTTGGATTGGGTGGAACTGGAATTATAGCATCAAATACTGGTACAGGTTCTACATTTAGAATAAATCAAAATCAAACAGTATATGCAGTCAATTTAGGAAATAACTATGTTGGTTTATCAACTTTAGGATTTACAACAACCACAGGAATTGGAACAGCAAATAACTCATTATATTTCTTTTCACCAACAACAAATATTGGATTAGCACATTCATTAACAACACAATATTCCAAAATTACTGGAACTTTTGAAAATTACTCTGTAACTGTTTCAACAGCACAAACACATGGATTACAGACAGATGATAAAATAAAATTTAATGTACTTCCAAGTTTTTCAAACACAATAAAATTAAGATACGACACTATACTTAGAAAAATTACAACAGATAAAATTGACTTTAATGCTTCTTCAGTTGGTGTAAATACACAAACAAATGAAATTACTATAACTGGTAATAAATTAAAAACTGGTGATAAAGTTGTTTATTACACCAATACAAATACTGTTATTGGTGGATTGACTAATAACAATACTTATTATGTTCTAAAACAAGATCCAGATAAAATAAAACTATCAAATTATCTTTATGATACAATAGTTGGAACTTGTGTTAGTTTTACAAATGTTGGTGTTTCTACTCATAGTATTGCTCTCATCAATCCACCAATCAGTCTCACAAGAGGAGATGTATTAACTTTTGATTTGACTGATGCCCCTGGTATGGATTTGAGATTGTATAAAGATCCAAATTTTTCTAAAGAAATTGAAAGTTTTAAATATATTGACAATAATAATAGAAAATTAAATACTAACACAACTGATATCAAAAAGGAATTGATTATTAATCAAAATGAACTATACTATAACTTAATACCATCAAGAAAATCATCTACAGATCTATTTCAGATTTCTTCTGAATTATTCCAAATTTCTTCCGATAAAGAAGTTGTAGCAAATAATAGAATTAAAATTATTCCTAGTACATTCAATAATGAATATCCAATTATAGGAATTGGAAGTACAACATTCAAGTTTAATTTGAATACAAAACCAGAGAATACCTCACACACATCATCAAGTGTTTTTTATGATACAAATTCTACTAATACTTCTGGATCAATATCAAAAATAAAAGTTAATTTTGGTGGAAAAAGATACACAAAATTACCAAAAATATCTTCAATTGAAACTATTTCTGGTAAAAATTCTATTCTTAGGTCATCATCTTCTACGATAGGAAAAGTTAGTCAGTTAGAAAGAGTTAAAGATGGTTTTAACTACCCAACTGATACTACATTAACGCCATTTTTAAGTTCTCCAGCAATAGTTCAAATTAAAAATATTGCAAGAGTTGATTATGTTGGTATAACAACTGGGGGGAAAGGATACAATACTGCCCCATCACTCAAAGTTATTGGAAATGATAAGATAAAGTTATCTGCCGAATTACAAAGTGGAAGTATTGTTGGGGTAAAAGTTGTTGAAAACACTAATGATTTAATCACACCATTAAGAATTGTACCCATAAACAATTCTAATGGATACGAGATTGACGATATTGTAGCAGAAGATGATGGTTCTACAGTTGTATTGGAATTATTAAATGATACTCAATTATATCCACTAATCACAACAGGGTATGGAAAAACAGAAACTGTATTCCCATTTGCTATCGGAGATGAAATCTTTATAGAAAAATGTAGGCAAATAAAAACAGAAGATAATAATAAGAAAAAAATAGACAATTTCAACTCAAAAGATTATGGATATAAGTTCTTTACTGTAACTGGAATAAGTTTGGAAAACTTCACAGTAACATTCAGCATGACTGGAGTGAAAGATACATTAAGTTTGAATCAACCAAATCGTGAAGGCAATTATATCAATAGTAATGGTTATGGAGTTGTAATTAATAAAAAGGATATGCCTGAATTTAATATGGTTCTTATTGATGATTTGAGTTATACTTCTGGAGAAAAAGTTACTGGAGTTGATAATTCTGGAAATTCAGTATTTTCTGCAACCGTTATGGAAAATGGTTGGGATAATGACATCAATCAATTGAGATTGATTGACGCAAAAGGTGAATTGGAAGTTGGAAATAAATTAAAAGGTGAAAAATCATTATTGAATGGTACTGTTGAATTTGTTAATAAGTTTAACTTAAAATCAATACTTGGAGCAACAAGAGATAAAGTTAATGATGCTGGAAATGAAGTTGGATTTTTAAATAACTATCAACAAAGAATTTCAGACAATTCTTATTATCAAAAGTTTTCTTATGCAATTAAGAGTGAAGTATCTTATGATGTATGGAAAGAACCAGTTCGTTCTGTTATTCACCCAGCAGGATTTAAAGAATTTTCCGATTTAGATATTATAAGTGTTGCTCCTAAATTTTTAACTTATGTTGGAATTGGAAGTGTAATAAAAAATGATTTGAAAGTTGGAATTGCAAATTCCACTTTAGATTTACTTATAAATCTCGATAATGTGTCTTCATTTTATAGTAGAAATAATTTATCATTAGTTACTGAAGAGGAAGAAAGTTTATTTGAGGATGGTTCAATTGAGAGAGTAAATATTGGAGCAGAAGAAGCAAATGTTGCTGGTATTGGTATAACTGGACCTATTTTTGGTTTAGCACTCAAACCTTATACTTTAAGTAAAACAAATAAGGTTTTGATAATGGACGATATAAGTAGTCAGTTTGATGGTTCAAATGAATATATTTCAATTGGAATAAAATCTGCTACATTTAATAGTTTCTATCCATTTTATATAAATCTCAATACTGACAATTTGAGGGTTGGTGATTATGTGGGATTTTCCACTTTACTTATTTCAGATAGTACTGTTATTAATGAAATTGGTATTGGGAGTATAAGATTAAATCTTCCACACAGATTAGGTATTGGCACTCAAACTTCTGATGTAAAAATTAGAAGAAGACTTCCTGGAAATACTGTGATTGGAAGTAAATCTTTCAAATTGACTAGCAACAAAACTCCTATATTCTATCGTGAATTTGATAGTTCTACTAGTAGTATTGTCGATATTAATAGTGATATCATCAATCTTACAAATCACAATTTCCAAACAGGTCAGAAGGTATTATATTCTTCTGTAATTTCAGATTCTGGACCAACAGGAGCAGCAATCACATCTGTTGCTGATGGTGCTGTTTATACTATAAACAAAAGATTTAGTGATACTACCTGGGCTTCATTTGATATGACTGTTCGTGGAATTACATTTGATTCAAACACATAAATAAACAAAAAGGCAGTCTATTAAATAATGGCGAAACTAGGAATATTTACTGGAACCTCAGCAAATGATACTACTGGAGATACTTTATCTCTAGGTGCTGTAAAGATTAATAGTAACTTTAGTGAAATTTATGCTGCTCTTGGAGACGGGACAAATATAACAAATAGTCTTACATCTATTACAGTTGCTGGACTTTCTACATTTACTAGTGGACCAATATTAGTTGGTTCTGGAATACAAACAGGAACCTCAAAACTTCAAGTATCTGGAGATACTTTTATCACAGGTTCTGTTGGTATTGGAACCACAAATCCAACATCAAACCTTCATGTTATTGGTGGTGGCAACTTTACTGGTATAGTTTCTGCTCTTAGTTTTAGTGGAAATTCATCTTCTGCTAGTTATGCTACAACAGCAGGTATAGCAACTTATGCCACTAATGCTGGAACTTCCACAAGTGTTATTGGTGGTATTGGTTCCATTACACAACTTCAAGTTACTGGAATTTCTACATTCACCAATGGACCAGTATTGATAGGTGGTGGAACTTCTACAGGAACAATAGGTCAAGTTCTTCAGGTTACTGGTATTAGTAGTGGTGTTTATATTGGTGGTTCAGTTGGTATTGGAACTACAAATCCAACAGAATCTCTTCATGTTCAAGGAAATCTAAAAGTTACTGGAACAATTACTGGTGAGGTTTCTAGTACTGTTGCAACTGCTAGAACTTCTACAAATGTTATTGGTGGTATTGGTTCTATTACACAACTTCAAGTTACTGGCATTTCTACATTTACAAACGGACCAATATTAGTAGGAAGAGCAACATCAACAGGAACAGTAAATCAAGCACTTCAAGTAGAAAGTGGTGCTTATATTTCTGGTAATCTTGGAATTGGAACTACAAATCCATCAGAAAAATTATCAGTATATGGTGCTGTAGAATCATTATATGATACTGTTGGTGAAGGTGGGCAGTTTATTTTAAGAGGAAAAACTGGAACTCCTATTCGTTGGAATATTGATAATTATACTGTTAGTGGTGTTATTACCAATTTGTTTAGAATTTTCAAAGAAGATAATTCAACAGCAGGTGCTGGTGGTAGAGTATATGTTGGAATTACTACTATCGGTGAATTTATAATTGGTGATGGTTCTGGTGGTTTATCTCCAACAGGAACTGCAAATCAACAGTTTCAAGTTCAAAGTAGTGCTTATATACAAAATAATTTAGGTATTGGAACCACAAATCCATCATCTTCATTATCTGTAAATGGTTCAACGGTGATTGGAACAGAAATATTAAATATGACTGGTTTATCAACTACTTTCACCACTGTTGGAAGTAATACTTTCACAGTTCCTGCTGGTGTAACAAAGATTTCTGCTGTACTGATTGGTGGTGGTGGAGCAGGTGGTGGATGTGATAGTGGTGGTTCTGGTGGAAATGGTGGAGGTGGAGGAGGATTGAGATATATTAATGATTATCCAGTAACTTCTGGGGATACTCTTGATGTTATTGTTGGTGTTGGTGGTGTTGCAGTTTCTGGTAGTAATGGTGGAAATGGTGGAGACAGTTCAATTTCAATATCTGGAGTAGGAATTGCTACAGCATTTGGAGGAAAAGGCGGAACATCAAATTATAATGATACTGTCAATGCTGGTGTTGGTGGTACTGGAAGTAATATTTCTGGAAGTATTGGTGGAGCAACTGGAGGTTCTGGTGGTAGAGCAACAAATAATTCTGGTGCTGGAGGTGGAGGTGCTGCTGGTTATAGTGGAATAGGTGGAACTGGTGGATCCACCTTTGGAACTGGTAGTACTGGAGTGGGAGATGCGGGTTCTGGTGGTGGAGCAGGTGGTGGTGGTGCTCCATTTGAATCTGGATCAGGTGGTGGAGGAACTGGTGTATTGGGGCAAGGTTCTTCTGGTTCATCATCTAGTAGTGCTGGAAACGCTGGTTCTGGTGGATCGACTGGAGGTTCTGGTAATTCTCTTAATGGTAATGCTGGTGGACTATATGGTGGTGGAGGAGGTGGTGCTGATGGTGGTAATGGAACTGCTATTGGTGGTAATGGAGGACAAGGTGTTGTGAGGATTGTGTGGTCTCCAAGTTCTAAGTTCTCTAGATTATTTCCAACAAATCAAGTTGGAAACAATATAAATCAATAAAGGTATTAAAAAAATGGCAAACAATACAGGAACATTTTTTAACGTTAATGATAATGATGGAATACCTTTAGTTGGTGTTTCTACTGATGGTAAGGTGATGATCAATCATCTTTATGGGAATTGTTTGATTGGATCTACATCAGTAACAGGAACTGCAAAACTTCAAGTAACTGGTGATGTATCTGCATCAAATATTTTACCACCCACTGACAACACTGGTGTTGTTGGAAATACTGATTTTACTTGGAGTAATGGTCAATTTACCAATTTGACAGTAAATAGTACGTTAACTGTTCGTAATGCCATATCATTGTTAGATTCTGATGCTTTAAGGTTTGGAACAAGTGACGACGTTCAATTATTTTACAATGGAACTACAAATGTTTTAAATATTGAACTTGAGTCTGCTGCAAATCAAATTGATATTACTGACAATGGAACCCAAAGGTTCACTTTTACTAAATCTGGAAATATTGGTATAGGAACCACAAATCCACTTCAGAGACTTCAAGTAGGAACCGCAAATACTTTAGGTATCAATACAACTGGAACAGTATTTGTTGTAACCTCTAATGCTGATGTTGGTATAGGAACCACAAATCCAACATCAAAACTTCACGTTATTGGTAATGGTAGATTTACAGGTATTATAACTGCTACTGCTTTTGTAGGAGGTCTTGTTGGTATAGCATCAACAGCAACTACTGCTCTTGGGTTCTCTACAACTGCTAGCATTAATACTACTGGTATTATAACTGCTACTACTTTTGAAGGAAGTCTTACTGGTACAGCATCTACTGCTACAACTGCTCTTGGATTCTCTACAACTGCTAGTATCAATACTACTGGTATTATAACTGCTACTAGATTTGTAGGAGGTCTTGTTGGTATAGCATCTACTGCAACTAATGTTATTGGTGGTATTGCCTCTGTTACAAATCTTCATGTTTCTGGTATTACAACAGTAGGTTTCATTACTGCTTCTAGTCTTCGAGTTTCTGGTATTACGACTCTTGGTATTACTACTGCCACAAATATTCATGTTTCTGGTGTTTCCACTTTTGTTGGTAAATCTTATTTTTCAAATTCAATAGGTATTGGAACCACAAATTTGCAGGTAGAACTAACTGTTATTGGATCTGCACGGGTAGGAACTGCAGCAACTTATATATCGATTGGAGGAAATAATGGAAGAAATATTGAAATTGGGGCAGGAACAACTACCCTTGATACTTATATTGATTTTGGAGGTTCTTCGACATATACTAATTATTCTGCAAGAATAATTCGAGGTTCAGGAGATGGTGGTGCTTTTAGTATTATTAATCGTGGAGGTAGTTTGAGATTAACCACTCAAGATGCTTCACCTATTCTTTTTGTCACCAGTAATACTCCCAGACATCGTATTACTGGTGACGGTATTTTCCTTATAGGAACAGACGAATCAACAGCAGAACGTCAAGTTCTCCAAGTTGCTGGTATCAATTCTAGTGTTTATATTGGTGGTTCTGTTGGTATCGGAACAATAATTTCAACTGCAAAACTTCACATAGGTGCTGCAACAACTTCTGCTGCAGGTGGTGCTCCATTAAAAATTGGAGTAGGAACTACCATTCTAGCAACACCAGAAGTAGGTGCAATTGAGTATGATGGTTCTTACTTATATCATACACCAAACTCCACTTCTGGTAGAGCATATATTCCTCCTGTTTATACTTTTAGATTAACTGATAATATATCTCCAATTGGTCCCTCAAATAATGATGTCTTTGTAACACCGAGTTCATTAAGTTTAGAAGCATCTTCTGTTTATAAAATTAGTGCTTTTGTGTATTTTTCGAAAACTACAGCTGGCACTGTAACTTGGAGACAATTTTTTAGTAATGCTCCAACTATTGCAGATGGATATCATTATCATACTCCAGTAACTGGTATGACTGCTGCTACTTCTGTAGCATATACTCAGATACAGCAGTTTTTTTATAACCAAGGTGATACTGCTTTTGCTTGGAACCCTTCTGCTACTAACTTAACCACTGGTGTCGGTGTCAACCATTTTTACAGATTGGAAATGACTGTATTGACTAATGCTGCTACTAACTGGAGACTTAGATCATCTCAAAGTGCTGGTACTATAACTCCACTTGCTGGTAGTTATTATAGGATAGAAAAAGTAGGTCCACCAACTGGTACATTTGTCGCATAAGTCCTCAATAAATATAAGAATAAAAGAGTAGTTTTTTATAATAATGCGAGCAGTTCCAGGATCAGGTGCAATTCTTCAACCAGTGTTTGAAACAGAGTTTTATACTGTCTCAAAAATTCTTGTTTTTAATGGTGGTTCTGGATATGCTTCAACAAATCCACCAAAAATTACCATACAAAATACTGCAACACCAGTAATAGAAGGAGTTTTTTATCCTATAATTTCTGGTGGTTCTATTCAAAGTGTAAAAATAATTAATGGTGGATCTGGTTATTATCCAATACCAACAGAAACAGGAACAAAAATTGGTATTGGCACAACATCTTTAGTAGAACCACAATTTGTTACAAAACAATATGGTGGTGGAATTATAATGGGTGTGAGTGGTGGTATAGGGAGTGCAATATTTGAAAATGGATATAATGTAGCAATCAGTACTACAATCACTGGTGTATCTACTTCAATACCAAATGCGTCAAGTCGCATTTATGGATTTGGAAATCCACTTCAATCTACTACGTCTGGAATTGGAACTGGAGCAACATTTGAAGTTTGGATTACTTATGATGGTTTGGCAACAGGAAATCCAATTTCAACATCTATTATCCTAAAAGATGGTGGAAGAGGATATGGAATAGGAAACACGGTTTCAATTGCTGGAACTATTTTTGGAGGAACAAATCCAACCAATACCTTATCATTTAATGTATCTAGAGTTTCGAGTACAGCAATAGTAGCAGCAGCAAATACAACATATACTGGTATTGCTGGTTCTACAATAGTTGGTGATGGATATGGAGCAACATTTAACGTATCAAGAGATTCTACAGGAAAAATTAGTTCAGTTGAAGTTGCAAATGGTGGAAGAAGTTATTCAATAGGAATTGTTGGTGTTGGAACTACAAGCACATCTTCGACTAGCACAGATCTTATTAGTATTGCTGGAACATATATTGGTGGTTCTACACCAGCAGATAATTTATATCTCTCACCAACACTTTTGGGAACTGATATTTTACCAAAAGTCTTATATGTTGATAAACTTAATAACAATCAATTTAAAGTATCTGGATTGTCTACTTCTTCTGTCTTAGATATTAAAACTTATGGAATTGGAACTCATTCATTTACTTACCCTGAACCAAATTCAAGTTCGTTAATTACCATTGATAATATAATTCAATCACCACTATACAGAAGAGGTACTACATTATACATAGCATCATCAATTGGGATTGGCAATACAATCTATTTGAGATCTGGAATTTCATCATTAACATCTTTGGATGTTTTGATGGTTGATTACGAATTAATGAAAGTTAGATCGGCTGGTATTGGTTCAACTAATAGTGTGATAGTAGATCGTGGATATTATGGAACAACAGCAGCAGGTCATACTGCTGGATCAGCAGTTACTGTGATGAGGGGTGATTTTAATATAGTCAAAGACACTATTTATTTTACCGATCCACCATATGGAAAAATAGGACAAGAAAGTTTACAGGTAAATTCTTCATTTCAAGGAAGATTATTCTCAAGAAGATTTGATCCAATAAAACCATCAGATAAAAATTTAATTATTGATGACATTTCTAAAGATTTTACTGGAAAGGCAGAAACAGTAGGAAATAGAACAGGAACTTTAAATTCTTCAAATAAAGGTAATATTAGTGGAATTGATACAACATCTTTAAGTTTAGGAGATGTTCTAAATTTAGAATACACGGAAAATGAATATATTGCAAGAAATACAGTTATTCAATCCATAGGTGTTGGGTCAATTACCATTGCTCCAAATCATAATGTAAATACTGGAATTGCCACAACAACATTCAATATTACAAGATTGAACTATGTATTGAAATCAAATGGTGAAAGTATATCTGGTTTATATTCTAATACCAACAGCAAATCAAGTATAAACAATAATCCAGTTATTCTATTAAATAATGTTTCTCAAATATCAGATAGTGATTTTATTATTGATACAGAAGGAAACAATACCATTAAGTTTATAGGTGGAGTTCCAAATGCTGGAAAAATTGTTAGAGTTGCAATTACGACTGGATATGGTTATCAACCCCTCGTAGGTGCCTCTGCAACGGTTTCTGTATCTGCTGCTGGTACAATATCAAATATTTACTTAACTGGTGCTGGAGGTGGTTATAGGATTGCTCCAGTAATTAGTATTGCTTCTACAATTGGTAGTGGTGCTACGATCACTGCTTCAATTGGTTCTGGAGGAACAGTAACCTCACTGACTATAGTAAATGCAGGAACTGGTTATACAACTGCTGCAAAACCAATAATCAACATACCAATTCCCCCAAATTATAGCAATCTTGGTGTTGCTTACACTGGTGATTTTAGTGGTGCTGGTGAAGGAGCAAAAGTTTCTGTGATTGTAAGTAATGGTTTTAGTATTACTGGATTTAATCTAGATGATCCTGGATATGGGTACAAAGTTGGAGAAGTATTAAAAGTTGTTGGTATTACCACAAATCCATCAGTTGGAGTGGGATTTAGTGAATTTAGAGTGACAGTATTGGAAACATTTACAGATAAATTTGGTGGTTTCTATCCAGGACAATTTGTTAGAATTAACAGTCTTGCCCCATTTTTTACTGGGAAAAAACGCAAATTCTTATTAACTGTTACAACTCTTGGCAAAACGGATACATTTTCAGTAAGAACAATTCCAGGTTCTGATTTAAATAAAAATAATAACTTTTTTATCTTTATAAACGATATTTTACAAAAACCAGGAGAATCTTATAATATAATTGGGTCTCAAATAGTTTTTAGCGAAGCACCAAAAGCAAATTCAAAATGTTTAATTTTATATTATAGAGGATCAGATTTAGATGTAGAACAAATAGATCCACCAAGAACAATTAAAGAAGGTGATTCAATTCAAATTGGAGAAAATATATCAGATCCATATGACAGAGAACAATTTGAACGTGTGGTGAAGAAAATTGTTTCTGAAGATATATTTGACACATTTCCTTATGATAGTCTTGGAATTAATACTGATTCAAAAAAAGCAAGACCTCTTAGATGGACAAAACAAACAAGAGATAGAATTATTAATGGTGTTTTGTATTCAAAAGGAAGACCAGATTTGAAATCAAGGAATACACCAACAACAAGAATTATCAAATCAGTTGAAAAAAATGATACTACAATATACGTAAATAATGCTTTTCCATTATTCATGGAAGATGTTGGTAGAGGATTGACAGAAGATCTAAGAGATATTATTGTTCTTGACAATAAGACAGTTGATTTTGCATCTGGAACTGCTAGTGTTTCTGCCGCATCAACTGTTTCAAGTATTACAATTATAGATTCTGGTTCTGGTTATCAAGTTGCAAATCCATCGGTTACAGTTTCTTCGGCATTTATAACAAGAAAAGATCCAATTTATGATTGGAAAGGAACTTCTGGAATAACTACAAATTATGAAATAAAATCAATTACTTTTGGAAATATTTTTGTTGGTGTTGGATCGAGTGGTCTTTTAGTTACAAATAATGGTGATGATAATTTTTCTTTTTCTAATACTAGTATTGGATATGGAAATTCAATAACATTTAATTCTATTATATATGAATACCCAAATTATTATGTTGCTGTTGGTCAAAATGGAAAAATTATAACATCATCATTTAATGGATCTGCATTATCTCCTTGGATAGAATGCAAATTAACCAATGAAGATTCTTCACTTTTTGGTGATGTAGACAATCGCACATATGATGGAGAATTTAAAGAGATTTCTTACTCTTCATCCAAAAATGCATTTGTTGCTGTTGGCAAAACTTCAAGCAACAATGTATCTCCAATTTTTGTTGCTGTTGGAATTGGATCTACAGAATTTTTTAGAAAAAATAAAAATAATAAAATCAATTTGAATTCAATTGCAAATAATAATAGTATTTTTGTTGCAGTTGGTGACTATGGAACAATTTATTATACATCTGATTTGGAATCTTGGATTTTTACTGGTGATTCGAAAAAACAAACTAAAGAAAATTTGAATAAAGTTATATGGGATGGAACAAAATTTATTGCAGTAGGAAATAACGGATCAATAATAACTTCACCAATAACTTCATCAAATGGAATAAACTGGTCTTTACAACCAAATGTAAACATTACAAATAATTTAACAAATATAAAATACTATGATGGTGTTTATGTTGTATTGGATGATAATGGAAACCTATATTATTCATTTGATTTATTAACTTGGGAAAAAAGGTCAACAAATCAGTTGAATGCAATTAAAGATTTGATTTTTTATCCATATTTTGGAGATGAAGGAACATATGTTGCTGTTGGTTCTGCTGGGACTGTTATGCATTCCGAACCAGTTTATAATAGAGCAACAGCAACGTCTTCAACTACAAACGGTATTGTAACTTCAGTAACAATCACAAATGGTGGATTTGGTTACACTCAAACAAATGTTCCTCCTGTTATTTTTGAAAGTTCAAAACCAAACAGAGAAAAAGTTTATTCAATAAAAGCAAAAGGTGATTTTGGATCTATTGTTGGTATCAATACCATAGGAATTGGAGTATCTTCTTTGGAATTTAAATTAAAGTCAGAATATTATGATAATAGCACTCTTGGCATTGGATATTCATCACTCAATACGTTTGGAATACAATATAGTCAGTTGGAACAAGGTGATTACTTTGTAATTTTTGATAGTAATATAACTTCTGGTTATGCTTTAACCGGAATAACAACTACTACTGGAATTAAAGTTGGGACAGCAACTTCATTTATTGATGGTCTTTATAGGGTAGAAAATGTTGTTTCGGACCCATCATCTAAAATAGTAACCGTAAGATGTGACTTTGTTTTTGTTCCTACATTAAATGTTGGCATTAACACATTTTATGGAAGATATACTTGGGGTAAAATATATGATTATCAAAATAGAGCAAGAGAAAATCCAAAAGACTTTATTGTAAATACCAATAACGGATTGAGTGGGTTGTCTACAGCAGCAGAAGTTTATAGAACTCGTGGGTTGATTTAGTAATAAATAGAAAAAAAGTATACGATCAAAATGTCTGCAATTATATCAGATCAATTTAGAATAATGAATGCTGAGACTTTCGTAAAAAGTCTTGTTGGTGTTGGAAATACATCAAATACGTATTATACCTTTATAGGTCAACCAAATGCTTTAAATTTTCAAGCAAATGGTTCATCATCTTGGGGTGAAGGATTGCCTCCATTGGATGGGTTTAAGGAAGAGAATGAAATAAAAGAAACTATCATTTCTATGAAAAAAGTCACTGGAAGTGATGTAAGAAGAATGATAAGAAAAAAAACTTGGGAAAGTGGTACTACTTATGAAATGTATAGGCACGACTATACAATTTATAATTTATCTCCAATTACAAACTCTTCATCACTATATGATGCAAACTATTATGTAATCAATGAAGATTTAAGAGTTTATATTTGTCTACAAAATGGAACAGATCCAGAAAATTCAAAAGGAAAACCATCAGTAGATCAACCAAATTTTGTAGATTTAGAACCAAGACCTGCTGGAACAAGTGGAGATGGTTACATTTGGAAATATCTTTATACAATCAAACCATCTGAAATTGTAAAATTTGATTCCATTGAATTTATTCCAGTTCCAGAAGATTGGGGAAAAGTTGGAGAAAGCATTTCAATCAAAAATAATGCTATCAATGGAAGAGTACAAATTTTAACCATAACTAATCGAGGTTCAGGATATGAACCAGAATCAGAAACATTTGTAAATATTCCAATTCTTGGTGACGGAACTGGAGGAAAGGCAACCATTGTTGTTGATTCTTTTGGAAAAGTTTCTGATGCTTATGTAACTGATGGTGGAACTGGATATACTAAAGGAATAATTGAATTTGATCCAAAAATAATACAAGATGGATCTTTTGAAAACAATGGGACAATTGCTAAAATTGATGTAATTATTCCACCAAAAGGAGGTCATGGGTATGATATTTACAGAGAACTTGGTGCTTATAGAGTTTTAGTTTATTCTCGTTATAATACAGATGAGACAAACCCTGATACTATTATTGGAAATGATTTTGCTAGAATTGGAATCATCAAAAATCCAACAAAAATAACAAGTGATGTTGAACCATTAGCAACGGCAGAAGTAAGTGCATTAAAGGCACTAAAATTAACTGGTACTGCCACATCTTTAACAACTTATGCAGTTGATTCCACAATCACTCAAACAATTAGTGCTGGAACCACTGCAATTGGATTTGTTGCCTCTTGGAACAATGTAACAGGTGTTTTAAAATATTATCAACCAGTTGGATTAGCAACAGTTGGGGTTGGATATAAAATTAATGATTTTAGTTCTACTGGTTCATCTTTAGTAATAAATGGTACTGCTTTTGGATCAACACCATTAAATATTGATACTTCCTTTACTGGTGAAAGTACAGTAATAAATAATAGGACATATCAACTGGGAAGCAACTTTGTTGCTGGTATTGCATCTGCAGAATACAATAAAAAGTCTGGTGAAATCATTTATATTGATAATAGACCACCAATACCAAGATCAGCAAGTCAAAAAGAAGATATCAAAATCGTTTTGGAGTTCTAAAGAAAAATGCCACAGAATACTAACCTAAACGTATCTCCATACTTTGATGACTTTGATGACAAAAAAAGTTATCAAAGAGTTTTATTCAAACCAGGAACTCCAATTCAAGCAAGGGAATTAACAACTCTTCAATCAATTTTACAAAATCAAGTTGAAAAGTTTGGAAAACACTTCTTCAAAGAAGGTTCTATGGTCATTCCAGGTCAAATTGGATATGATTCGGAATATAGTTATGTACAAATTGATGATACACATTTGGGAATTCCTGTATCAGCATATATTGATAAGTTTGTAGGTAAAAGTATAAAAGGGGAAACAAGTGGTGTTACTGCGGTAGTAGAAAATTATATTACAAATACACAATCAGAAAAAAATAACTATACATTATATGTAAAATATAAGAGTTCTAGTGATACAAATTTTACAAATAAAACTTTTGTTGATGGTGAAAATCTAATTTCACTGGAAGATGTTGATTATACACTATCTTCAATTAGAGCAAATACATCTTTTGCAACTTCAATTATTTCTGGTTCTGTTGGTAAAGGTTCAGCAGCAAAAATTGAAGAAGGTGTGTATTTTGTTCGTGGATTCTTTATTACTGTTCCAAAACAAGTAGCAATTTTAGATCAATATACAAATACTCCAACATATCGTGTTGGTCTTTTGATTGATGAGGAAATTGCTGTAGCAACAAATAATTATAATGATTTATTTGATAATGCTCAGGGATTTTCAAATTATGCTGCTCCAGGTGCTGATAGATTAAAAATCTCTACAACTTTAATCAAAAAAGAAATTGACGACTTCAATGATCAAGATTTTGTAGAATTGTTGCGAGTAGAAAATGGTGGACTAACCAAATTTGTTGAAAAAAATGATTATAATTTAATCAAAGATGAATTAGCAAGAAGAACTTATGATGAATCTGGTGATTATTATGTAAAACCTTTTGATATTCAAGTAAAAGAATCATTAAATGATAGAATTGGAAATAATGGAGTTTATTATTCCAATCAAAAAACTAAGCAAGGAAATACTCCGTCAAAAGATCTTGCTTGTATTTCAATAAGTCCAGGAAAAGCTTATGTTCGTGGATATGAGATTGAAACAATTAGTAATACTATTGTAGATATAGAAAAACCAAGAACAACAGAACGAGCAGAGAATGCATCAATTCCATTTAATGTTGGAAGACAAATATTATTAAATAATGTTCGTAGTTCTATTGGTGTTGGTTTAACAACACAAGTAAGTCTGTATAGTGATCGAACATCAACTGTTGGAGTTTCTTCTGGAACAAAGATTGGAGTTGCTAGACTTTATGATTTAAAATTAAAAAATGCAGCATATTCAAATGCTTCAACTCAATTTGAAAGTTCCCTCTATGATATTCAAACATATACAGTATTAACGATCAATACTGCTTTAACACAAACTGCCCCAGCATACATTGAAGGAAAAAATAGTGGTGCTAAAGGTTATTTGGTTAGTAATGCATCATCATCAACTTTAACCTTATATCAAGTTTCTGGGTCATTTATAGCAAATGAGCAAATTAAAATTAATGGTTTAGATGTTTCTCGTACAATCACATCAGTAAAAGATTATTCCTTATCTGATGTTCATCAAATAGTTGCAAATGAATCAGTATCAGGCGTGGGAACTTTTACTGCTGACCCAATTTTATCAAGAGGATTGCTTGCTTCACCATCAGCAGTCACTATAACATCAAATGGTGGAATCAGTACCGTAACAACTTCTGACAATTTTTATACTACTATTAGTGTTGGTGATGTTGTAGCATATACAAAACCAGGAGAATCCCTACCGACTTACAATAAAATTTCTTCTGTTAGTACATCATTAAAATCTTTAACTATTGTAGCAACAACTTCTGTTTCTAATGTATGCTCTGGATCTCTCCCAGGAATAGGTTCAATTACCCCAACTGATTTTAGAATTGCAACTTTAGATGTTTTAAATACACAAAATGCCTTTTTATACGCACGTTTGAATAACTCAAAAGTTTCAAATTTAGATTTAACTGGTTCTGATGCAGTATTTAAAAAATCTTATGATATTGAAGTTGGTGAACTTAGTGATGGTGCTTGGAGTAAAACATTAGAATCAGACACATCATTAACATTTGAACCATTTGATGAAGAAGATTATAATTTAACTTTTGCTGATGGAACTATAGCAGTATTAGACAATCAAAAACTAGTTCCAAGTGGAAGAACTATATCAATTCAAAATATTACTTCAAACACAGGATCAGCAATATTAACTGCTACTCTTAAAAAAATAAACACAAAAACTCGTAAAAAGACATATAATAGATGTTCTAGTCTAACTATCAGCAAAACTTCTTCTGGTATTTCTACAAATACAAGTGGATTGACTGTTAGTAATATTTACGGTTTAAGAGTTGAAGATGATGAGATTTCATTAAATGTTCCAGATGTAGAATCAGTTATTGGGGTTTTTGAATCATCATCTTCTTCAACTCCTACATTACCAGCAATCACAATAATTGGATTGAATTCAAATATTTTAAATTCAATTAAAGGTGAAAAAATAGTTGGTAAAGATACTGGAGCAGTTGCAAGTTTAGTATCAAATGATGGAACAAATGAAGTAAAATTTGTTTATCTAAATGAAAATATTTTTTCTGTTGGCGAAAAAGTTACGTTTGAAGAATCTCAAATTTCTGGAACTGTTGACACAATTCAAGTTGGAGATAAAAATATTAGAACCAACTTTATTTTAGATGAGGGACAAAGGTCAGAATATCTTGATTTTTCAAGACTTATTAGAAAACCACAAATTGCCGCACCAACAAAACAGATTACAATTATTTACAATAATTATACAATCGATTCATCTGATGCTGGTGATTTTGTTGGAGTAAATTCTTATGATAAAGATAGGTATGGAGATGATATATCATCAGTTGACGGAATATCTCTGAGTGATGTTATTGATTTGAGACCAAGAGTCGCTCCATATTCTGGTACAAAATCACCATTTGAATATGAATCAAGATTATTTACTGGACAAAATTCTACACAAAATATCTTTGCACAGAATAAAGCAATAAACTTATCTTATGAGTATTATTTACCAAGAATTGATAGATTATTTTTAACAAAAGAAGGATCATTTATTGTAAATAAAGGTATTCCTTCACTTCAACCAAAAGTTCCAAATAATTTAGATTCTTGTTTAGAGGTAGCAACAATTCGTTTGCCTGCATATTTAAATAGACCAGAAAATGCATCAACATCTTTAGTGCAGCATAAACGATATACGATGAAAGATATTTCTAGATTGGAAAATAGACTTTCAAATGTTGAGTATTATACATCATTATCTTTATTGGAAACTGATACACAGAATTTAACAATAAGAGATGCTACAACAAAATTAGATAGATTTAAATGTGGTTTCTTTGTTGATAATTTTAGATCTTATAATGGCGGAGAAATAAGAAATCGTGATTATAAAGCAAGTGTTGATACTACCAACGGAACATTAAGACCAACACATTATACAACTTCTATAGATTTGCTTTTAGGATCTGAGGCAGTTATTGGAATCGGTCAAACATCAAATCCAGATGCTGATTTGCGTTTTGTTAGTGATTTAGGTTCTCCAAATATAAAAAGAGTTGGAGATCTTGTATGTTTAAACTATTCTGAAGTTGAATATGTAAAAAATCAATTTGCCACAAGAAGTGAAAATGTAAATCCATTCAATGTAATTAACTGGATTGGTTCAATTCAATTAAATCCATCAAGTGATACTTGGATTGATACAAGAAGATCTCAAAGAACTTATGATATTGAAGGTAGTTATAATGCATCAATGGCAATTACTAATGCAGATAGCAATACTGGTATTTCTCCAATAGATTGGGGTGCTTGGGAAACTACTTGGACTGGTACAGATGTTTCTAGTTCATCTTCTGGTCCAGTATTTACTGGAAGTTCTACTGATACATTTACCATCGACCAGGGACGAGTGAATGGTGAAGGGACCCCTTTGCAATTTACTGATGTTACTCTAACACAAAATAATTTTGAAACTACAACTACCACTACAGTAACTACGACAACCAATCAATCCAGACAGGGAATTCAATTTGGTGTTGCTGAAAGATTTGATACTACAAATCTTGGAGATAAAATTATTTCTAGAGAAATTATAACAACAATGAGATCTAGAAATATTGAAATTATTTCTAGAAGATTAAAACCATCATCAAGAGTTTATGCATTTTTTGATAATGTTGATATGACTTCGTATGTTGTACCAAAAATAATTGAAGTTACAATGTCTAGTGGTACTTTTACTGCTGGAGAAACAGTAGTTGGATCTTTAGGATCAAAAAGTATTAGATTTAGACTTGCAAAACAAAATCACAAATATGGTCCATACAATTCACCAACAGAAACATTTTCAATAAATCCATATTTACCAGAAAATTCTTTATCTAGTTCATACTCACCAACAACTACAGTATTGAATGTAGATACTGCAAGTTTAGAAATGCAGGCATCATCTGGTTTTTATGGTAGTATTATAAAAAGTATGCAGTTGGTTGGACAAACTAGTAGAGCAATCGCAACAATCTCGGACACAAGATTAATTGCAGATGAATCTGGAGTTTTTATCGGTTCATTATTTATTCCCGATCCAACAATTCCATCAACTCCATCGTTTAGAACTGGAACAAAAACTTTTGTCTTAACATCAAGTTCAACAAATACTACAGTAGTTACTTCAGATGAAACTACAGCAGAAGTTAATTTTACTTCTGCTGGAACTTTGGATAATGTTGAAAATTCTACACTTAGAATTAGAAATGCAAACGTTGAGAGAATTCCACGCACAGATTCTAGAACACTTGTTAGTTCTAGTACATCATCATCTACTTCAAATACTTCCGATACTTCAACATCAGAATCAACTAGATGGGTAGATCCTTTAGCACAATCATTTGAAGTTGCTGATAATAATGGAGTTTATATTACAAAATGTGATATTTTCTTTAAAACAAAAGACACCAAAGGAATTCCAGTAACACTTCAAATTAGAACGATGCAGTCTGGTCTTCCAACACAAACATTTTTACCATTTTCAGAAGTAACCTTAGATCCAAAAGATGTTAAAGTATCCGAAGATGGTACTGTCGCAACTACATTTACTTTTCCTTCTCCAGTTTATTTGGAAAAAGTTGGTTCTGGATATTCTATTGTATTGATCTCTTCTTCTGACTCATATAATGTATGGATTTCAAGAATGGGAGAAACAGATATATCAACTGCAAATAAACCAGATTCTCAAAAAATTATTGTTTCCAAACAACCAACTCTTGGAGCATTATTTAAATCACAAAATGGATCAACTTGGACTGCATCAGATTTAGAAGATTTGAAGTTTACCTTATATAGAGCAGACTTTGTAACTTCACCAGCATCATTTAGATTCTATAATCCAGATCTATCCATTGGTAATAATCAAATTGTAACATTGAGAAAAAATCCACTAAATGCGTATTCAAACTCAGCATTAATTGGTTTAGGTAAAAGTTTATCTGGTTCCGAACAAACCTCATTGGTAGTTGGAAATACAATTAGTCAAGAGGGAAATGTTAAATTTACTTCAAATCTCGTATCTAAGGTTGGTGCAGTTGGAATTGGTTCAACATTAACACTAACAAATGTTGGTTCTGGATTTACAAGTGGAGCAACAGTATATTCAAATATAAATTTAATAACATTAACAGGATTTGGGAAAAATGCAAAGGTCAATCTTTCTGTTTCTTCTGGTGTAGCAGTTGCTGCAACCATTACAGATGGTGGTTCTGGATATGCTCCTGGTGATACGTTGACAGTAAGTTCTACTGATACGAGCAATCTTGGAAAAAATCTCATCTTAACTATTCCGAATAATGTTGGAATTATTTCAGCAGTCAATTCTATTGTTGTTGATAACATTCAAGGAAAAGTAATCGCAATAGGAACATCAACTATTACAAATAATGGAACTCCTATATCGGGAGCAACAGTAATTAGTACTAATAATATTACTGATGGATTACACTTCAAAGTTAATCATCAAAATCACGGAATGTATTCACCAATAAATCAAGTTACTTTGAGTGGAATTGAATCTGATATTGCTCCTGTAAAACTAACTGCTGATTATTCTTCAACATCTACTAGTGACATTACATTAAACTCAATTGGTACTTTAGCAACATTTGAAAATGTTGCTGTTGGTCCAAATAATCCAGGTTATATTATTATCGATAATGAAATTATTAAGTATACAGGAACTAATGGAAATACTTTAACTGGCATTAGTGGTGGGAGAGGAATTGATAATACTGTTGAAACATTACATTTAGCAAATGCTTCTGTATTCAAATATGAGTTTAATGGAGTTTCACTCAGAAGAATTAACAAAACTCATAAATTCACAGAAGTTGATTTAGTAAAATACCCAATTGAACTTGATTCTTATCATATAAAAATAGACCAATCAAAATCAGGTCTAGATAGAAGTTCTGGACCAACAAATCCAGAACTGTTCTTCAAACAAACTAAGTCTGGTGGTACATATTCATCAACACCAACTGTTGGGTCTTTTAATGGACCAAAAGCAACACAAAATATTACATTTAATAGTATTAGACCAAACATACAAACATTATTACCAGAAACAACATCAATTGAAGCAAGAATTAGAACAACAACTGGAACAAGTGTAAATGGAAATGAAATTTCATTCGCAGATAGAGGATTTGAGGATATATCTTTAAATTCCAATAATCAATTAAGTGAAACTTCTGCGATTTATTCCAAAGTAAATGAACTTTCAAATTTAACTACTTTACCGGGAAATAGATCATTTACTATGGAACTTTTATTATCAACAGGTGATAGAAAAGTATCTCCAATGATTGATTTACATAGAGTAAATATAATCACAACAATGAATAGAATTGACAATCCTGTTTCTGATTTTGTTTTAGAACCAAGAGTTAATCAATTAAATGGTGATCCAAATGCAGCAATTTATGTTTCAAAAATTGTAAAACTACAAAAATCAGCAGATAGTTTAAAAGTTCTTTTTGATGCTTATAGACATTCATCAAATGATATTAGAGTTATGTATAGATTGCTTAGAAATGATACTCCAGATTCACAACAGTTATATGAATTCTTCCCAGGATATGATAATCTTGATGAGAATGGAAATGTAATTAATTCTTCAAAAAATAATGGAAAATCTGATAGATTCGTTCAAGCATCAAATACTTTAAATGATTTTGGTAATTATGAATTTACTGGTAAAAATATAACTCCATTTAATGGATTCCAAATTAAAATCATTATGACTGGAACAAATCAATCCTATGTTCCACTTATTAGAGACCTAAGAGCAATTGCATCAATATGATACCAGTAGAAGGACATAAAGGATTGTATCGTGACGAAAAATCAAATGCAATCGTAAATTGTAATGATTATGAATATCAAGAATATTTGAGAGCCAAAAACTCATCACTAGATGAAAAAGGTGAGATTGAAAATTTAAAAACTGAATTGACTGAGATAAAATCATTACTCGCAAAACTACTAGAAAACAAATCCTAAATATATTAGGAAAGATTTTATCTAGTTATCATAATGGCAATATATGTAGCTAATATAACAATTCCAGGGGGTGCTGATTTTAATCAGACATTTTTTCTTGAATCGGTAGCAAATACCCCACTGAATTTGACTGGATATACTGGATATGCAAAATTAAAAAAATCACCAGCATCATTAAATACTTCTGCTGTTTTTACAGTTTCTTTCCCCAATAGAACTGATGGACGAGTTAAAATTTCTTTGGGTTCATCTATCACATCATCTTTGAGACCAGGAAGATATTGTTATGATGTATTATTAGATAGTGGAACAACAAAATCAAGAGTTGTTGAAGGAAGTGCTTTAGTTACTGCTGGAATTACCACTGCATAAAAAATCATGTCAGACATTAGAGTAAGAACTAATTCAGACAATTTAATAAAAGTAAGACTTGGTGCTGATAATGCAAACAGGGTAATTTCTGCTGTACCAACGACAAAACTTTCAAATTTAGATGACATTAATGCTTCTGCGGGAATACCAAATAATTCAGTGCTTGTATATAATTCAGCAACAGAACAATGGAACCCATATCCATTTATTGATGGCGGTACATATTGATAAATAATTAGAGTATTCATTTAAATAATGTCTCAACCATCAAGTCGTCAGGGATTAATTGATTACTGTTTGCGAAAACTTGGATATCCTGTTCTGGAAATTAACGTCGATGACGACCAAATTGATGATTTGGTGGACGATGCTATTCAATTTTTCAATGAAAGGCATTATGATGGTGCGGCAAGAGTATATTTAAAACACAAACTTCTCCCCGATGAGAAAAACACAGTAAGAACAGGCATCACAAGTTCAACTGGCAATTCTTCTATTGGAATTACAACAGTCACTTATCAGGAGACAACTAATTTTATTCAACTTCCAGATACAATTATTGGGGTAAATAACGTATTTAAATCAGACGCAAATACTATATCTTCTGGTTTGTTCAATATTAAATATCAAATATTTTTGAATGATTTATATTACTATGGTGCTTTGGATTTATTAAATTATGCGATGGTGAAAACACATTTGGAAGATATTAGTAGATTAATAACTCCAGATGTTCAATTGAGATTTAATAAAAAGCAACACAGACTATATTTGGATATAGACTGGTCAATGGTAAATGAAAATAGTTATATCATTGTTGATTGTATTCGAATTGTAGATCCATCAGATTTCTCAGCAGTTTATAACGATTGGTGGTTGAAAAGATATTTGACAGCAATCATTAAAAGACAATGGGGACAGAATTTAATTAAATTTAATGGAGTTCAACTTCCTGGTGGAATTACGATGAATGGTGAAAGGATATTAAATGATGCGATTAGAGAAATTGAAGAACTTGAAAGAGAACTCAAGACTGAATACGAATTACCTCCAATGGATATGATAGGATAATGGCACCATTAAATCCCTACTTTCTGGGAGGTTCTTCCAGTGAACAAAGACTTGTTCAAGATTTAATCAATGAACAATTGAAAATGTATGGACAAGATGTCGTTTATATGCCCAGGCAGTTGATTAATGAAAAAACTATCATTAAAGAAGTTTTAGTATCAAAATTTGATGATAGTTTTAGAATTGAAGCATATATTTCAAATTTTAATGGATTTGGAGGACAAGGAGATATTTTATCAAAATTTGGTGTAAAGACAAGTGATGAACTAACTCTTATTATTTCAAAAGAAAGATATGAAGATTTTATATCTCCATTTTTGTTGGATGACCCAGACATTAAAGTTGCCACAAGACCACAAGAAGGAGATTTGATTTATCTTCCAATTGATAATGGTCTTTTTGAAATCAAATATGTTGAAGGAAAAGTTCCATTCTATCAGTTAAACAATCTTTATGTTTATGAACTGAGGTGCGAAATCTTCAGATACGAAGATGAACTTATTGATACCAGCATTGATGAAGTTGATAGGTCAGTTCAGGATTTTGGTTATATTCAAACCATTAATATGGTTAAAGATACTGCAATTAGAGCAACTGCTACAGTCTCTATTGCTTCTACATTAAACAAATCAGTTCAATATATTGATTTGATTAATGATGGAACTGGATATCTGTCCACACCAACTATTCAAATCACAAAGGCACCAATAGGAGGAACAGATGCTACTGCAGTTGCTATTATGACTAGCAAAACAGGAAGAACTGGAGATTCGATTAGTAGAATTCTTGTAGTTAATCCTGGTGTTGGTTATACGCAAATACCATCAGTTACAATTGTAGGTCAATCTGGTTCTGGTGGAATTGCTACTGCTGTTCTTGCTTCTAGAACTTTGGGAATTGTAAATATTACTTCTGGTGGAAGTCAATATTCATCTGCTCCCGTTGTTTCTATATCTACTGCTCCTGCTGGAGGAGTAAACGCAGCAGCAGAAGCAGTCTTAACCGTAACTGGAATCGTAACAGCAATTCGTTATACTAATGCTGGTGCTGGATATACTGTTAATCCAACAATTGAACTTACAAGTCCTATTGGTATATCTACTGGTAATTTTGAGTTTAATGAATCGGTTAGAGGTGTTTCAACTGGAACTACTGGATATGTAAAAGATTGGGATGCTGATACTAGAGTACTTAAAGTTTCAATAGTTGGTGGAAACTTTGCTAATGGTGAACTGATAGTTGGTGCGGCAGCAACACATAAAGTATATTCAATCAATACATTTGATGAATATGACCCCTATTCTGAAAATATTGAAATTGAAGATGAAGCAGATGGTATTCTCGACTTCTCACAGAAGAATCCGTTTGGTGTTTACTAAATAATTAATAAACTCTATTGTTATGTTAGGAACTTATAGTTACAATGAAATAATCAGAAAAACCATTATTGCTTTTGGTACACTTTTTAATGAAGTGTATATCAAGCATGAGGAGCAGGATGGTACTGATTATAGTTTTATAAAAGTTCCTATTGCTTATGGTCCAATTCAAAAGTTTTTAGCAAGAGTAGAACAAAAACCAGATTTGAGAAAAAGAGTTGCGATGACTCTTCCTCGAATGTCTTTTGAGATGACAAGTTTGAAATATGATAGCAGCAGAAAAGTTTCTGCTATGCAGACATTCAAGGCAATAAAAACTACTGATAGAACAGAACAAGTTAAGGTTTTTATGCCTGTTCCTTATAATATTGGTTTTCAACTTAGTATTATGACTAAGTTGAATGATGATATGCTTCAAATTGTAGAACAAATTCTTCCAGCATTTCAACCAAGTTTTTCATTAACAATCAATTTGATTTCATCAATAGGTGAAAAAAAGGATGTTCCTGTAATTTTGGAAGGAATTAGTATGGAAGATAATTATGAAAGTGATTACAAAGAAAGAAGAGCTTTGGTATATACTTTAAACTTTACAGCAAAAACATATCTGTTTGGTCCAATTCCAGACAGTACAGATGGAATAATCAAAAAAGTTCAAGTTGATTATTATACAAATACAAATGTTAGAAATGCATCAAGAGAATTGAGATATACTGCTACACCAAGAGCAATTAAGGATTACAATAACGACAATACAACAACACTTGCCGAAAATATTGACGATAAAGTAACTGTATTTGATGTTTCAAGTGCTGTATCCTTGGTTAATGATTCTTATATTATGATTGGTAATGAGGAAATGTACATCAAAGAAATTTCTGGGAATATTCTAACTGTATTGAGAGGACAAGATGGTACATCAATTGAATCTCATAATGAAGGGGATTCTATTGATGCGATTACAACAGTAGATAATGAATTGGTTGAGATGGATGATGATTTTGGATTTAGTGAATCTCGTTTTGATTTTGGTGATGGTAAAGTTTATAGTACAACAAAGGGGATTGATGTATCATTATGAAAAGTAAATTCGAAAATATAGATGAAGCATTAGAGATAGAAGCAACTTCTGTATCAAAAGAGATTGTAAAAAAATCAAAAGAAGCAATAGTAAGACCGACTTCTGGAGAAGAGAGTGGTAAGGATTATGAATACACAAGAGGAAATTTGTATTCATTAATTGAAAAAGGACAAGAAGCAATTGATAGTATTATGGATTTAGCACAACAAAGTGATAGTCCAAGAGCATATGAAGTAGCAGGTCAATTAATTAAAAATGTTGGTGATGTAACCGATAAGTTGATTGATTTACAACACAAGATGAAGAAACTGAAAGAAGAAGATAATAAAGGTCCTTCCACCGTTAATAATTCTGTTTTTATTGGTTCCACAGCAGACCTTCAAAAATTATTAAAGCAAGGTCTAATGGATTCTAAATAGTTAAAAAATTTCTAATGAAAACTTTTCAGGAATTTATTTTAGAATCACATTGCAATAGCAGTCCAAAGGGAATGAACTGCCCATCACACGGAAGTGCAAAGTGCCCTAAAGTAAAATCACACAAAACAGTTGAAGCAATTGCGAAGAAGCATCGTATGGAGGTCTCTGATATTCAAAAGCAACTTGATATGGGAATTCCTATTGAGCACGAGCACACAAAAGATAAAGCATTAGCAACTTATATTGCCCTTCAGCATCTTGATGAAATACCAGATTATTATACTCGTCTTAAGAAAATGGAAGCATCTGCGAAGAAGGAGCATAAAAAGTTCAAAGATGTAAAGGAAACAGTTACGATTGAAGACGCAAATGGAAATACATTTTTGGAAATTATTGATTTAATTAAACCAGAAAGAATGAAAGGTGTTAGTGAAGAAACTGCATCTGGCGATTCATCTCTCCATGATTGGTTTTCAAAAAGCAGATCAAGTGATGGAAAACCAGGATGGATTCAACTAGGAGGCAAATACGCAGGAAAACCTTGTGCTCGTCAACCAGGACAAACCACTAAACCAAAGTGTGGTTCATCAAAAATGGCTGCAAATATGTCTGATGACGAAGAAGATGCAGCAGCAAGAAGAAAAAGAAGAGAAGATCCAAATTCAGATAGAAAAGGTAAGGCAAAAATGGTTGCCACAAATGAATCTGCTGGTGAAAAAGACGCTTGCTATAAAAAAGTAAAATCAAGATATAAAGTTTGGCCTTCTGCATATGCTTCTGGAGCAGTTGTTAAATGCCGTAAAGTTGGTGCTAAAAATTGGGGAACGAAATCAGAAAGTACTGATGCTCTTGCGTATGAATGGGACACTCCCATTTACGGAGGAGAAGAAAGATATTGCCCAAAATGTAAAAAAATGGAACATATGCACGTATGTAAATATGGTCCTGAGTTTTGGAGATCACATTCTTTTGCTATAGAACCACACGATCACACAAAAGAAATAATTCATAATATTTTTTCATCCCATATGAAAGAAAAATATAATTATAAAAAGATGAAAAATTTAAAAAATATTCAAGAAATATATACACGGATACAGTCTCGTGGATCTACTTATAGTATTCTGTTAAATTGGAGAGGAAAATATATTTCAGCTCAAATGTTTTTCCCACAATTTGCTAGACCCCCAAAAGATCAGGTCACATTTGAAGTAAGAAAGATATATCCTGGTGCGATTGTATTATCATACAATCCAGCAACAAAAGACCCAACAAAACCTTTACTATTCACAGGAAATGAAAATGGATCCAAATGATATTAAATTAGATAATCTTTCTAAGATTTTTGAATATGAAAAAATTTCTAGGGAAATTGATTCTTGCGATGATGTAGAACTTTTGAAGAATATATCAAAATCTTACGTGAAACTTTATTTTAAACAACAAGAAACAGTCGCAAGTATGGCTATTAATTTATGATTGATAAACATTATAAGGGCAATCCAAACTTAAAAGCGGAAAACGTCCAAATTGAATTTACTACAGACCAAATTCAAGAATACTTAAAATGCAAAAGTGACCCAATTCATTTTGCAAAAAATTATGTGAAAATTGTTTCTTTGGATCACGGATTGGTTCCGTTTGATATGTATGATTTCCAAGAAGAACTAATTACAAACTTTCATCAAAATAGATTTAATATCGCAAAACTTCCAAGACAGACAGGAAAATCTACTACTGTTGTTTCTTATCTTCTTCATTATGCTTTATTCAATGATAATATAAGAATTGCAATTCTAGCAAACAAAGCAGAAACAGCAAGAGAACTTTTAGGTAGATTACAACTGTCTTATGAAAATTTACCACAGTGGTTACAGCAAGGTGTTGGTTCTTGGAATAAAGGTTCATTGGAACTTGAAAATGGATCTAAAATCGTAGCAGCATCCACATCATCTTCTGCTGTTCGAGGAAACTCTTTCAATATTATTTTCTTGGACGAATTTGCGTTCATTCCAAATCACATCGCAGAACAGTTTTTCTCTTCTGTATATCCTACCATTTCTTCAGGAACGAGTACAAAAGTTATCATCATCTCAACTCCTAATGGGATGAATATGTTTTATAAACTCTGGCACGATGCGGAAAGAGGAAAGAACGGTTATATTCCACTAGAAGTTCATTGGTCTGCGGTGCCTGGAAGGGACGCAGAGTGGAAACGACAAACTATTGCGAATACTTCTGAAAGACAGTTTACACAAGAGTTTGAGTGCGAATTCTTGGGGTCTGTTGATACTTTGATTACTCCATCAAAACTTAGAATGATGGTTTATGATGATCCACTCAATAGAAGCAAAGGAATGGATGTCTATGAAGATCCAATCGAAAAGCACACATATTTAATGACTGTGGACGTATCTCGTGGAATGAGTAACGATTACTCTGCGTTTATTGTATTTGATATTAGTCAATTCCCATATAAGGTAGTCGCAAAATATAGAAATAATGAAATTAAACCTATGCTTTTTCCAAATATTATTCACGATATAGCAAAAGCATACAACAAAGCATTTGTTCTTGCTGAGGTAAATGATATTGGAGAACAAGTTTCAAGTATTCTCCATTATGATTTAGAATACGATAACATTTTGATGTGTTCGATGAGAGGAAGAGCAGGTCAAATGGTCGGTCAGGGATTTTCTGGAAAGAAAACTCAACTTGGAATCAAAATGTCCAAAACAGTCAAAAAAATTGGTTGCTCTAACTTAAAAACAATTATTGAAGATGATAAGTTAGTCATTAAAGACTATGATATTATTAGTGAACTAACAACTTTTATTCAAAAAAGTCAATCATTTGAAGCAGAAGAAGGATGTAATGATGACCTTGCGATGTGTCTTGTGATTTTTGCTTGGTTAGTTGTTCAGGATTATTTCAAGGAGATGACTGATAATGATGTTCGTAAAAGAATATACGAAGACCAAAAAGACCAAATCGAACAAGATATGGCTCCATTTGGTTTTATGTCTGATGGATTGAGTGATGATACATCATTTGTTGATAATGACGGTGATAGGTGGCATTTGGATGAGTATGGAGATAGATCTTTTATGTGGGAATATCAATAATGAAGTTTGAAGAAGAACTTGAATTGGATAATTTACTCTTCAAAGAAAGAAAATGTAGGACTTGTAAAATAAAAAAAGATTTATTAAATGATTTTTATTTGACTAGAAAAAATAGAAGAGGATTTCCTTCTGCTTACTCATATGAATGTAAAGAATGTACTGTGAATAGAATTATCAATAGTAGAAAAAAACAACCACAAAAATCTATAGATTCTCAATACCCAGACTGGTAATTGTTCACGTATTGTTTCCCCATTTGAAGAATAACAATTTATAAATACTTTTAGGCAAAATGAACTTCTTCACGAGGGGAAACAGATGGCGTTAAATTTAGTATCACCAGGAGTCAGAATAAGAGAAGTTGATTTGACTGTTGGTGGAATTACCGCAGCAAACAATCAAGTTGGAGCTATTGCTGGACCTTTCCAAAAGGGTCCAGTTAATGTTCCTATTTTAATTGAAACAGAGAATGATTTACTCAATACATTTGGAAAACCAATTTCTTCAGACGCACAATATGAATATTGGTTAGGTGCTTCTTCATATCTTTCTTACGGTGGTATTCTAAGAGTTGTAAGATGTGATGGAGACAAATTAAACAACGCAAATGCAGTTGGAGTTGGAACATCATCAGTAACATTAAAAATTAATTCAACCGAAGATTATAATAATCTAACTACTGCTCCTACTTGGGCTTGGGCTGCTAGAAACCCAGGTTCTTGGGCAAATAACTTGAAGGTTTGTGTTATTGATGCCGCAGCAGACCAAAGAATTGGTTTTGGAACTACTGGTACTGTAAGTGTTGGATTTGCTGTTACTGCTGCTTTCTCTCAAACAGTTGCTGGTATCGGAACAACAACAACAGAAACGGGAGTACTCAGAGGTATTATTACTGCTGGTATTACAAGTGCTTTATTTGATGTAAAAATCACTGCAAAAACTGGTTCTGGTTCAAGTATATTTACTGAAACTTCTTATTCTGAAGGAAGTGTAAATGCTTTTGTAACTGGTCAAATTATTACCATTTCAGATGGCAGTAGTAATATTGGAACTGCTACTATTAGCTCAGCTTCTGATTGGTATAATGAACAAACATTAGGATTATCAAATGCTACTGTTTATTGGAAAAATATCGCACCAAGACCAAGAACTTCTCAATATGCTTCTGAGAGAAGTGGAAGAAATGATGAACTTCACGTCGTTGTTGTTGATGATACAGGAGCAGTAACTGGTACTGCTGGTAATATTTTAGAAAAATATACAAATGTATCCAAAGCATTTGATGCGAAGATTTCTCCATCGGAAGCAAATTACTATAAAGATATTATTGTTAATAATTCACAATATATTTTCCCTGGAGTTGCTCCAACTGGAAATAAAACAAAATTCTCAACACCATCGGGAGTTGCATCGGCATCTGATACTACTTGGGGTCTAGCAGCACAAGGCAATACATTCAATTGTATTGGAGCATCTATCTATAATTTAGCTGGTGGTAGAGATTATTCTGGACCTACTAGTGGAATCACTAGTTATGTTGGTGGTTATTCAGTTGGTTTATCAGATGTTATTAGTGCTTATAGAAACTTCACAAACCCAGCAGAATATAAAATTGACTTTTTGATTGGTGGTCCTTCTGGTGGTGCCACAACTCAAGAATCACAAGCAAAGGCAAATGAATTAATCGCAATCGCAGATGTTCGTAAGGACTGCGTTGCTACTATTTCACCACATAGATCAGAGGTTGTTAATGTAGCAAACTCTGATACTCAAACTAATAGTATTGTTAAGTTCTTTGACCCATTAACCTCATCATCTTATGCAGTATTTGATACTGGTTATAAGTATGTTTATGATAGATTTAACAATCAGTTTAGATATATTGCTTGTAATGCTGACGTTGCTGGATTGATGGCTAGAACATCAATCAATCAGTATCCTTGGTTCTCCCCTGCTGGTGCGAACAGAGGAGCACTCAATAACGCAGTTAAACTTGCTTACAATCCTTCACAAGCACAAAGAGACCTTCTTTATCCTAAGAGAATTAATCCAATTATTTTCTCTCCTGGTGCTGGTATTATCCTCTTTGGTGATAAGACTGCTCTTTCTTATACTTCAGCATTTGATAGAATTAACGTTCGTCGTTTATTCCTGACACTCGAATCATCAATTGAAAGAGCAGCAAGAGCACAACTCTTTGAGTTTAATGATACAATCACTAGAGCAAACTTTATTAATATCGTTGAACCTTATCTCCGTGATGTGAAGTCAAAAAGAGGTATTACTGATTTCGTTGTTGTCTGCGATGAGTCAAACAACACTCCAGATGTTATTGATGGAAATCAATTCAAAGCTGATATCTACATCAAACCCGCAAGATCAATCAACTTTATTGGATTGACTTTTGTTGCTACTCGCACAGGAGTTAGTTTTGAAGAAATTATCGGTACTGTTTAATCAAAGAGGTAAAAACTAATGGCAAATCAATTTACTGGTGGTCCAGTATCACCTGGATCTAGAACTCTAAACGACTTCAAGAATAGAATTTCTGGAGGTGGAGCAAGACCTAACCTCTTTGAATGTGAAATTACTTTTCCTGATAATCTCAATTTGGGATTTGGTGGAAATGATGTTGAGGATACAACTAGATTTTTAATTAAATCAGCACAATTACCTGCTTCAACAATTAATGTAATTGATATTCCTTTTAGAGGAAGAAATCTTAAGATTGCTGGTGATAGAACATTCGATCCTTGGACAATTACAGTAATTAATGATACCGACTTCAAGATCAGAAATGCTTTTGAAAAGTGGATGAACTATATGAATAAGCACGAAGACAATTCTGGTGAATTGGATCCTGCTAACTATCAAAGAAATATGAAAGTTTATCAACTTGGTAAAGCAGAAATTAATGGTAATCTTACAACAAATAATCAGATAAAAGTTCTTAAACAATATGAATTTTATGGAACATTCCCAACTTCCATTAGTGCGATTGATCTTTCATACGATCAAGCAGATACTATTGAAGAATTTACAGTAGACCTTCAAGTTCAATGGTGGGATGCTCTTGATACAAACAACGTATCTATTCTTGGTTCAGGTGATGAAGAAGAATTTTGATGTTTTATTGGGCATCTAAATAGTAGAATAAGGACAATAACATTACTATGGCAAAACTGTTTGGTTTTAAATTTGAAGATAATAGGGAGAAGCAATCCAAAAAGATTGTTTCCCCTATTCCTCGTAATGAAGAAGATAAATCAGACTTTTATATTTCAAGTGGTTTCTACGGTCAGTATGTAGATATTGAGGGTGTTTATAAGAGTGAAGCAGATTTAATCCGAAGATATCGTGAGATGTCTTTACACCCAGAATGCGATAGTGCGATTGAAGATGTTGTAAACGAAGCAATTGTATCAGACTTAAATGATTCTCCAGTAGAGATAGACCTTTCAAATCTTCCTGCTTCTGATAAACTAAAAGAGATTATCAGAGAAGAGTTTAAGTATCTGAAAGAAGTTATGGACTTTGATAAGAAGTGCCACGAGATTTTTAGAAACTGGTATGTTGATGGAAGAATCTATTACCATAAAGTAATTGACTTCAACAAACCATCAGATGGAATTAAAGAAGTAAGATATATTGATGCGTTAAAAATTAAGTATATAAGAAAACTTAAAAAAGACAACAAAGATGCTTTTGGTTCTCAATATAGAAATATTGTAAATGGGAAAAATCAAGTTGATTTTAGCAACCAAGAAGTAGAAGAATTTTATATGTATGACCCAAATGTTGGGTCATCGCAGAATGCTACTTATAGAGTATCAGATGTAAATAACGTAAAGATCGCAAAGGATGCGATTGTATATGTTACATCTGGTCTTGTAGATAGAAATAAGCAAACAGTTCTTTCATTCCTTCACAAAGCAATCAAAGCACTCAATCAATTGAGAATGATTGAGGATAGTCTTGTGATTTATAGACTATCCAGAGCACCAGAACGTAGAATTTTCTATATTGACGTTGGTAATCTTCCCAAGATTAAAGCAGAGCAGTACCTGCGTGACGTTATGAACCGTTATAGAAACAAACTTGTATATGATGCAAGCACTGGTGAGATTAAAGATGATAGAAAGCATATGGCGATGCTTGAGGACTTCTGGCTACCAAGAAGAGAAGGTGGTAGAGGAACTGAAATCACCACACTTCCTGGTGGGCAAAATCTTGGAGAACTTGCTGATATTGAGTATTTCCAAAAGAAACTTTATGATTCTTTAGGTGTTCCACCAACAAGACTTGCCGCAGAAGGTGGATTTAATCTTGGTCGTTCGTCAGAAATTCTAAGAGATGAACTTAAATTCACTCGTTTTGTTGGAAGATTGAGAAAGAGATTTTCTCAGATTTTTATTGATTTACTTAAAACTCAATTAATTCTCAAAAATATTGTATCATTAGAAGATTGGGAAGTATTATCAGATCACATTCAGTTTGATTATGTTTATGATAATCATTTTTCTGATTTAAAGAAAAATGAATTGATGAATGATAAATTGGGTGTTGTTGCTGCGATGGACCCATACCTTGGTCGTTATTTCTCCGCAGATTATGTAAGAAGAACAATTCTCGGTCAAACTGATAGTGAAATCAAAGAAATTAACGCACAAATGAAAAAAGAAATTAAAGATGGAACTATTCCAGACCCAGCAGCAATGATGAACCCAATGGGTGCTCCAGGTGCTGTTGGTGCTCCACAAGACCCAAATGCACTTGGAGCAATGCCCCAAGAACCAGGATTGACTGATAAACAAGCAGGTGTTGAATTAGGGTCTGCTGGGGAATTATAAATATTTTCAGTTAAACTTATTATAACTATGGATGATTTAATGGATATGATTTTAGCTGATGAATCCCCTACGGATATCAGCGATAAGATTAAAGAAATTCTTTTTGCTAAATCAGCAGAAAATGTTAATGCCGTAAGACCAGAAGTTGCCGCAAGTCTCTTTGGTGATGTTGAGGATTGATAAGTGAATGACTTTGGAGTAGGTTCCAAGGAATTATCTGATTTTTTTACTGCAATAAGTGTAGGAAAACAAAAAAGAAAAAAAGAACTTGATGAGACAGTAGGAGATGCTGTTGATGATTTCTTTTCAACGATAAGTACTGGGAAAAAAGTTATTAAAGAAAAGAAAGAATCTCTCGTTGGGGATTCTTTTGATGAACTTTTTTTGTCTCCATTAAAAGGAGAAATTACTCCAAAGAAAAAGAAAAAAGTACAAGAACAGAAAACTGTTAAGGCATTTGAGAATTGGTTATATTCAGATACACCAAAAAAACAAGAACAACTAATTGAAGAAGTAATTGAAAATTCTTTAGATGAAGTTCTTGAGGTTTTGGAAGAATATAAGGAAGAACTTGAAGAACCAAAAGAAGACCTGATTGAAAAATCATTAGGACTTCTTGCTGAACCAAGTGATGTTAAAGTTCAACAAGACCCATTAACTCCTCTGGACCAAAAGTTCGCAACACTTGACGATTTACAGAAACATTATAAACTTTTCCTTTCTCGTATTCAACAACAACTCTCCACAATAGGTGGAGGTGGAGAAACTCGTTTAGAGTTTCTTGATGATGTTGATAGAAATACTACAAAGACCAATAATTATTTTCTCAAATATAATGCGTCTCTGAATAAGTGGGTAGGAGACCCTGCTGATGGTGTTGGTATTACAAGTATTGTATCTATCACAGGAGTTACTACCTACTATCAGGCAACAGATACTGATGATTATATTGGAGTAAATGCAAGTGTTCCTGTAACTATAGTTCTTCCAACATCTCCAAGTATAGGTAAAAAAATCATCGTCAAAGACGAGAGTAATAATATATCTACATATAGTATTACAGTTCAAGCAGGTATTGGTAAAAGTGTTGAGAATGATACTTCGGTGATTATGAATATCAATCACCAATCCCTAACTTATTTTTATAATAATTCTAACTGGTTTTTAATCTAATATGTCATATAATCCTCTTCCTCAACCATCACAATCTGTAATTTTTACAGGTGCAGGAAATACAGTAGTAAGTTTTTCCAATCCATTTCCAGTATCATTAGGTTCTTCTAATATTACGATTACTGGTGATGTAAATGTAGGAACAACAGTATCAGTCACAAGCACTCCACAAGACC